TTAAGCAGTCTCCTAACCTTACCATGCCTTGTTGTAGGCATCATAGGTTTACCATTTATGTCTTGTACGTACACCATATCTACAAACGTTTTTAATGTTTATTCAACATAAGTCAGAGTGAAACTCTGTTAGTACCCATCGCCAATGTTATTTAAGGTTTTTTTTGTAAGCAACACTGTTCCTGAATACCAGAACTGTTTAATCACTTACCTTAGAGCTACGAACTTGGGCAAACATCCGTAGGTAACTATCTATTCTTAAATAACGTAGTGTTTGTTTCAACACTTAGGCTAATAATCGGAATAGCTTTTGGCTATTATACATAATACGATACAAATGTTTATGATTTGCATAAATTATGTATTATTCGCGAAAATCCTGTTTTAAACCTTAAAACAATAGAGGCAATGATTATCAGAAGAGTAACAGCCATAACAGACCACACTACGATATTGTGTTCAATAGGCATCTCAATATTAACCGTAACCCATTCTACACAGATATTAAAAATCATGCTATAGATCAATAACCTATGCCATATACAAAACCTGAACATTCTTGAAAAAGCCAAGAGAAATAGGTCCCATGATAGAGAATGACCTAATATCGGATACAGCCAATTAGTGATACTAAAAGGATAAAACTCATCAAAAATGCTGGCTAACATAATAACCTGCATCAACACAGGATAATACTTCGCAAACGTCACACAGACATTCCTTTGCCCTTTACTAATAAAATTGTTGCTCATCATATATTGTTGTTATGTTACTAAAATGGGGAAGGCGATCAGCACCTTCCCCTGGTTTTCAATCACTTTTTAGTGCTCGTCTTCTTTCTTTTCATCTTGCCTCCAACACTACCGCCTTGGCGCATTTTAGGTTTGTCTTTCTTATCGACTTCACCACCCTGACGAGCTTTCTTTTTACAAGCCATGATACTAAAATTTTAAAATTGAATGATGTGCAATATTAATCATTTTTATTCTAATAACCAAAATGAAATACAGCAAAAGGAGCAATTAAATTAATTACCCCTAATGTGCTTATTACAACCTAACAGATGCAGTTGGTTTACCCCAGAAACTATAAACGCATCCGTTTTCGTCACCTTCCATAGCCATACCCGTAAATGGATTAAAGCTGCATCTTACCCAGCATCCACAATTTTTAGTATTGCAAGTATCAGATGATCCACCACAAGCAGAAGGAGTAGAAACAGGTTCTCCGTTTATATAAACAGGTCTGTATTTCAATGCGAAATATCCATTCTCGACACTCGTACAATAAATACCGGTAACAACAGATCCGGCAGGGACATTAAGACGTTCTCCGTTTTTAGTACTTGTTGTTACTGTTTGAGTCTCTCCTCCGTAAGTCACATTTACACCACTTTGACCTCCTTCAGGTATCAATGGCGCATACCAGAATTGGAATTTTCCGTTTTCATCCCCTTCCATGTACATAGCCATTATCGCATTTCCGCTTGGACAACTGTAATTACATCCCTTCTTATTCATAGTGGCAGATTGCTGTTGACGAGAACTGTCACCTATTAAAGAAATAGTAACAAGAGGCTTTTCTGCCGCAGCTTGTGTAACATTTATTTTCAATGTTTTACCACTGTCATTTTGAGTAAGCACAACGGATCCAGTACGAGAAGAAGATGTACTTGTGTTGGCAGTTATCTTAAGAACACAAATCATACTATCAGAAGCCTGATTTTTATACTCAGTCGTAATCCAAGAAGGTTTAGACGTAGTGGCAAAACCATGATAAGAACCATTCAATGTACTTTTGATTGTATATTGAGCATCATTAGATGCAGCTTGAACAGATAAAGATTTATCTGAAGTAGTATTATCATCGAATGTGAACTTATAAAGCATTTGTCTTGCCTGCGAAATACTAAGAGTAATTGTCTTTCCAGATTCATTTTGAACAAAAACAATGTCACCAGATCTGGAAGAAGATGTTGTATTGGCAGATAATGTCACCACAGCCTTCATGCTTTCAGATGTCTGGTCTCTGTAATCAACAGAACACCAAGAAGGTTTCGATTTAACAGAATATCCTATATATGAATCATTCTTAGTACTTATGATAACTTCTTCAATATCCTGAGATTCTCCAGTTACAGACCTTGACTTGCTCGTTCTTCCATCATGGAACTGAAATTCATATGGTGCATATCCGCAACTTCCAATAACATACTCTTCTTTAGTATCAGAATTTCCGCAATCATCGTAACGAATAAACTTAGTTTTGGTTCCATTACATCCATTTTCTTGCCAAGAACCGTAAGATCCGCAATTACAGCAATTTCTACAACTTACAGAATATTGACGATCTATGCTACCAGAGCAACTATCACGATAAGCATTGTACTGAGTATGACCTACGCAGTCTCCTGTTCCATAGTAAGACCAGTCAGTACAAGACTCTCCACCTCCATTAACCCATCTTGTGTCGTTATAAGAAGAAGAGCATGGATTGGTGTCACGTTGTTGCTTCTGAGACGTACACCCGCCACAACGGGTGCTTCCGGTATCCGACCAAGAAGGTGTTGTGCTATCAGGCAAGCAATCAGCATTCTTATTAGCTACTGCCTGACCTTGGGAATTTACAGCATCTTGAGCCTTCTTATTAGCATCAGCTTGACTGATATTGGACGTAAATGGACCACCCACCTGATCTTGGGTTACGGTAACAGACGAACCATGCTGACAGCTTCCGCAATTGTTTCTGGTGAAGACCTTACTTGCCTTACCGGTCCAAGTACAAGTGCCCTGTGCGTCAGCAAGAGCCTGACCTTGGGCCTCAACGGCAGCCTGAGCCTTACTATTTGCGTCTTCTTGACTTACGGTAGACGTAAAAGGACCGCCGGTTACATCATCTTGGTCTATAGTAACCTCAGATCCGACACCTCCATCAGCACACTGTTTTGTAAATTGCTTGCTATATGTTCCGGTCCAGGTACATACCTTATCTCCACCTTCTACCCAGCGTTCATCTGCTCCACCATAACATTCGTTGGTATTGACTTGCTTCTTATAAGATTTTCCTCCTTCACATTTGGTTTCAAGTGGTTCAGAATCTACCCATACAGGATCGGTGTTGTCCATTTCGCATGTCCCGTTCTTGTTAACATAAGCCTGACCTTGGGCTTCTACAGCTTCCTGAGCCAACCTATCTGCCTCTTCCTGGCTTTCATTAGAATAGAACGGTCCACCCACCATGTCTTGTGTTACGCTCATCGGAACGCCATGCTGACATGATCCGCAATTGTCTTTTGTAAACTGCTTGCTATATACGCCTACGAACCTACATTTACCTTTTTGGTTAGCAATAGCCTGCCCTTGAGCTTTAACGGCTTCCTTAGCCTTATTATCAGCATCCTCTTGACTTACGAAAGAAGTAAAAGGATTGCCTTCAACATCAGCTTCACTTACCTCTACTTCTGTTCCTGAATCCGGTATTTCACAGTCGTTCTTTTGGAACGTTTCTGAGTAATGACCGGTCCAGCTACAAACTTTGTTCCCACCATCTACCCAACGTTCTTGATTGTGGGTTTCAGAACATTCGTTGGTATCATGTTGCTTTTTCTGAGACTTACCTTCATTACATCTAAGTTCTTCCGGAACAACGTCTTCCCATACAGGATCGGTGCTAAGTGGCGTACAGTTGCCGTTTTTATTAACATAGGCCTGGCCTCCTTCTTCTACGATCCTACGAGCTTCTGCGTCTGCCGCATCCTGGCTTTCTGTAGACGTAACAGGACTACCATTAACCATTTCGGCCGTAACCTCCATTTCTACACCCTTATGGCAAGCTTCACATTCAGGAACGAATCTCTTGCTGTAATGACCGGTATAGACCGTCATATTCTCACAATTACCCTTACTGTTAGCAATAGCCTGTCCTTGTTCTTTGACAGCAGCTTTAGCCTTGTTATTAGCATCATCTTGACTCACGGTAGATGTGAAAGGAGCACCAACAACATCTTGTTCGGTTACAGTAATCTTAGACCCTACCTGACCTTCATTACAATCGTTTTTGGTAAATTCTTCACTGTATTTACCAGTCCACGTGCAATGTCCGTCCCGGTTGGCTATGGCCTGGCCCTGCTGCTCGACGGCAGCCTGAGCGAGCGCGTTAGCCGCCTCCTGGCTTTCGTATGAAGTAAAAGGACCACCGATTACATCATCTTGGTCCACTGTTACCTGCGAACCTACGCCTTCTCCGTCGCAATTGTCTTTTGTGAATACCTTGCTATATACACCAATAAATTGGTTTTTATCTATGCAAGTGCCTTTCTTATTTGCAAGATCCTGTTTCTGTTCTTCCATAGCAGCCTGAGCGAGCGCGTTAGCCGCCTCCTGGCTTTCCCTTGATACAAAAGCATCCGGGTATCCAGCAAGATCCTTTTCAGTTAAATCGACAAAGCTTCCGGTCTGAGATTCAGCATCGCAATCATTTTTCTGAACACGAGCCGAAGCCTTTCCGACGAAATAATTTGGATCAGTAACGCATTCTCCATTCAGGTTTGCCTGATCCTGACCATTTTTCTCTATATCATCAAGAGCTTTCTGATCAGCATCTTCTTGACTTACGTCTGATGTGTATTTACCGGCTTCTACCGTGTAAGTGTAAGGTGCTCCGATAAACCCATCTTCGCAGTCATTCTTATAAAATACTTTCGACTTCTCTACGTTATACCATAAATTGGTTTCACAGGTGCCATGCTCATTAGCATACCCTGGACCTTCAGCTTCCAAGGCTTCCAAAGCCTTCTGATTAGCATCTTCCTTAGAAACAGAAGAAGAGAAACGGCCGGCTTCTACAACGTACTCTACCATAGATCCAACTTCAGTTACCTCACAATCTGTCTTTTGGAACATTTTGGATTTCCTGTCGTTGTACCATTTTATGGTATTGCAAGTGCCATGAGAATTAGCATAGTCTTGACCTTTGGCATTCAACTCAGCTTCAGCCTTACGGTCGGCATCTTCTTGGCTTATGGTAGAAGAAAATTGCCCGGCTTCGATTGTCATCGTAACCAAACTTCCTTCTTCGGTATCAGGATCGCAATCGTTCTTTCTAAACGACTTTGATTTCTTGACATTGTACCATAATATGGTTATACAACGACCATGCTCATTAACCCAGTTCTGACCATTTTGTTCAATGTCTTTCATAGCCTTGTCATCAGCATCAGACTGAGATATGACAGACGTGTATTTTCCGGCCTCAACAACATACTCAAGCTCTTCCCCTTTCTCTGTCTCAGGATTACATCCTTCTTTTGTGAAAAGAGCCGATTGTCTTTTATTTCTATAAACTACCTGTTCTTTTTTTTTATGAACTAACGTACATTCTTCAGATACGCTACCGTCCCTGGAAGACACCCTTATCTTGACACTTCTGTTGGCACCAGTATCATTTTCATCAAAGTAAATATTAACCTTACTGTTAAGACCGCCTTCTTTCTTATCTATGTTCGCCCAACAATTATCTACTTTCATTCCTAATCCTCCATCTTAAATTTTCAGGATTTGTACTTACGTTGATTACCTCCGGTGATCCATCTGAATCAAGATCAACAACATCCTTGTCCAGGTGAATCTCCTCCTTATCCACAGACTCGCATTCAACTATTTCAATAACATAATCTTTTATATTACTTTCTATACTTAACTGCGTGCTTGTTTCATCACCCTCAATTTGTTCAAATTCCTTATCCAATTTAATGTAAGGAACGACCTTTCCGGGCTGATAAATAGGAATCAGCACACCATTTATAGTTATGTTCTCATTAACTTCATTCCCATCCTCATTGCCAGGCATGGAAACAATCATCGAAACCTGGAACGTGTCTTCAAGACCCGGATCACCAGGGAAACCATAATCAAGCCTAATATCATTGACGTCAATATTAAGACCGGAAGCGGTAGTAAATGCTTTTATGACACCCTTTATATCTTTCTCACCCGTAATAAGGGCATTGATAGAAGCGGCGTTGGTAGTAATAAGGATCTGCTTATCTCCACCAGATATAGGGAACTCCAGCCTGCTAACCGAGACTTCTGTAATCTTAATACCTTTTTGCTTGAAAGTAATGGCTTTCATGCTTTCAGTATCGGATTTCTTTACAATTCGGATAGTGATCCTGTCTTCCCTTCCTTTCCAAGATGGAGCATCGAAATTCATTTTATCACGACCGACACCCTCCTTCTTATCTGAGGTAAGCCAAGAACCATCATCCATCTTATATATTCTTTCTTTGCTCATAATAACCCTCCTTAGTTTAAAGTGTCAGTTCCCATTCAACGCCATCATCTACCACAACCTGTACCGTAGCCGTACCGCCTGTGGCTTCAAATGTTATGTCAGTAGGAATAACGTCAAATATCTCTTGTACCCCTACACATCCTAAACCACAGATAATGTCCTTAAACCATTCCTCTTTAGCATATTTTTTAAGAACCTCTTTAAAGAACTCACGAAGCCAATCTGAATCAATAGATTCCTTAAGTATGGTTTCTATTATCTCCTTAAGCCAAGATTCGTGCATTTCCTCTTTTAGAATCTCTTTAATAAGCTCGATAATAGTTTCTTTATCCAACTTATCAGAAGGCACAGAGCCATCAACGAGATTACCCCCGCATATAAATCCTTTGCATTTTTCTGCCATTTCTTATCCTCCTAAATTAACAATGGAACCCATAAGAACTATTTGCCTCTTCTCGGTACACGACCCTCACTTCAGCAAATTCGTCTTGTTGACACATATCCCGGCAGAACCTAACAGTACGGCCCTGGACTTTATACATATCAGAAGGTACGACACCTCCGCAATAAGATACAAGCAAAATCTCTGCCGGATCCTTCTTTAGAACCACATGAGAAGTACCGTCAAATACTTCTGTATTGACAGATCCACTTACGTTAATAGCCCTTGAAACGTATTTAGCTAAATTAGCCAAAGCCCTGTTTAAAGGCATACCATGATACAAACCAGCTTCTTCTATAGTTTCCCCATCATAGAATATTTTAGAAGAAGGAATATCGCAATGATGCGGGCGTTCGCACCCACCATAACTGCCAAAACAACCGTTGTTACCTGTTATTGCCATTATTGCTTAAAATATTTATTTTTTGTTTTAAAAATTCTATTTCCCTATCCTGATATTCCATACGGCATATCATTGCATTGATTAAAGCCGTAAGATCAGATTTCTGAGCCAGACTGAAGTAGCCAGCGTTGATGCCGTCAGCGCAGTACACGCAGTTCGTGCAGGTGTATCCGTCCGGACATGGCACCGGCGTCTCGTCCACATGTGGAACATATACGTGTTTACCACTTAAGTCCTTACCAATTTGTGCACTCTTTTCCATTTTGAAGTTGTTTTTCAAGTTGTTCAACCCTTTGTTTTAGAAGCGTATTTTCTTCAACTATCCTATCCAAAAACTTATCTATGTTTTCAAAAACCAGTTCTATATTATGCATAACCTCATTATAAGGCATACCTGGAGTTAATTTGGATATGAATGTCTTGCATCCTGTATAATGAATGCAATGATCGCTTAAATGACCATACGGGCAATCGCATTCTTTTGGAAGAATCTCGCAATTGTCCGTACAGTCATTACATGGATCAGACCCGATACAAATATTAGATCTCAGAATATCAGGTCTGTCATCTTTACAAGTGTTACATGAGTTCATGACTTTCTTTTTTTGGTGCAAGATAATAATTTTCATTCACACCATCACAATGAGAAGTCAATCAATGTATTCTATGTTATTATTCGCATTTTTTTTTCTTTTTAAGCCTGTATTCTTTTCCGTACTTTTTTTGACACTCTTTGCACATATACTGATAGCCATGACCCTTTATGTAATAAAATTCAGATACAGATTTCACCTCGTTGCATGCATTACATTTTTTTACAGTCCTATCTCTCTTATAAGGCAATATCCCATTATCGTTCCAGTCCGATAAAGCTTTGTCGTATGCATTTCTTGCATCTTCAACATCACAAAACACACCTAAATGATATTGTATCTTATTTATCTGAATGCAAGCACCATATTTATTTATCTTCTCAAAGTAATGCACTCCCCTTCCGTATTTTGAAACCTTTGACCTACATATATTCTCTCTATTTGTGAGTTTTCTTAAATTACTAAGATTATTATTTAACTTATTATTGTCTATATGATCTATTACCAAATCATCTTTTACCTTACCATTAAAAGACTCATATACTATCCTATGCACCCTCATTTTGCTCTTTCCACTCTTAACACTTGAAAGCGTCACCTCCTCGTAACCATATATATTAATACGAGTCTTCATTACAGTTCCTTTTTTAATATTGAAAATAATACCAGTATCACTTACTGCATATATACCTTCATACCCAACAACATTAATGACATTCATATAGCATTTATCGTATTTATACGGCAAATATAATAATTACTACGATTAAAATAATAAATTATTCGGATTTGTTTTAATGTAATTCAGATTACGAGGCGAGCAATTGCCATTGTTCGCATTACCGCCGAAACGAGCAGCCAATTCTTTTTAACCTTTTTCTCAACCGTTATTTGCTATTTCAGAGGTCAGATCCCAATGTAAAACTTGTTAGCAGACTAACGGATTTCATTGAATAGATTTTTATTGTTTATAATGTTAACTATCTCTGTTGTCTAATGACATTGCAAATGTATGTATAATATTTTATAGCTACAAAACAATTTGTATTAAATATTTTAAATTTTTGTTTTGTGGCTATAAAATATTATATTAACAAGATACGGCTGCGCCGTGATATAGTATATAAGGCTGCGCCTTAGCGCTGCGCTTATGATGGCTGCGCCATCAATGGGTTGCACCCATCAAACCTGCGGTTGACTGACGTCTAATAACAACTGGGCAAGGCCGCAATAGCGGCGATTCGTAATAGAAGCGGCGCTAGTCGCAAGCAGATTACGAGGCGAACAAAGGCCATGGAGCGCATAACCGCCGAAACGAGCAGCAACTCTGGACTTTATACCAACAGATGAAGCCCAGTAGCAGTTGTCCCATGTATAAAAACATTCTCCTGAATTATAATTTCCTCCCTTTTTACCCTTCCATCCGGTATAAGGGATACGATGTAAAACATGACCATCTCCTAAATTTTGGGTAGTTGCTATCTTCTTATATTTGGATTCAAAATCAAAAACCTCACCATTATTTATAGTAGACCTTTTCTCATATGTCCATTTCTTTTGATCTGGCTCTATATAAATATCAATAGTATTACCTATTCGAGTGACATTAGGATCATTTAAACAAGTCCCTACCTGTTCGTATCCTCCTCCACAATACCTAAAGACATCTCCAGACAAATTCATGCCATCGTACAAAGACATCCTTAAAATAACTTCCAAATCAAATTCTGCTGGTTCGTCATTTTCGTTTAAGGCTGATATAGTGCCGGTCATTTCCTTAAATACAATAACATTCATATGACCTTCAGCCATACTCTTGGCTCCCTGGACGTTCTTATACCAGTATTTTCCTCCATAAAAATCAAACTCTGATCCTTCTTCTACGCCTGTCTCGAATGCAAAAGAAGCCGCCATCTGGCTTTCCATGCACTGTTCTTTAGGATACTCTGAATTTATGAGGTTAGAAAAATGAGTTGTTTTAGTAGGTTCATAATGGATAATAGAAGCATTTGTAGCCCATGCTCCATACAACCACGACTCTTCTCCTTTTTTACGGTATTTCACTCCTCCGTGTTTGCGATAATTGACATCATTACCTATTCCGTTATTACTTGATATTCCGGAACCGAAAGTGTCTGGATTAACTAAGTATTTAGTACCGTACAACATTTCAAGGTATATGATATACGCATTCAAAGTCAAAAATCCACCTTCTGAAAAAGGATAAGAAGATTCAGTATCTACGTTATTAGCCCTCGAATACTTAGCTATATTGATTTGATTTACGTCATTGCTTCTCGGATAAGTTCTTCCATTTAGAAACATCGTGCAGGCGTTACCAACTCCGGCTCCGGATTTACAATTTGTTTCTCCTTCATACAAGAAAAAGAAAGATCTTGCCTTAGAGTCTACTGTACATACCGGTCCAGGAGATAAGGCCGTGGGCGGCAGCACAGGGCACGCCTGGCGCAGGTCAAGTCCGTCCAGCATAGGAACCGTGTCCGCGTCATACACCCCAGACCATATTTTCCCACTTTTGCCAACTACCTTATCAACTACATACAGACTCTTGCTACATCCTAAGAATATGCTATAATTCTTTGAAGTAGTCTCCCAAGGTCTTAAAATCCTTACCTCTGATCCTGATACATTATAAAGTTTTTGACCAATACCATACTCTTCGTAAAAAGCCTTAGCGTCAAATGCTCCGGCATCACAATACTTATTTTTATGACCGCTATCCAAATACAGTTCCACATCGCATTCGGCTCTCATTTCCTCGGTTATGCCCACCGTAGGAGCAAAATCTCCGTTTTCAAATCTAAGGAGATTATTCTTACGAAGCTTTCCGACCGGACGCACTTTGTCTCCGGTATTTTGAGTCATGTCTATAAGGTAAAAATCCCAAGAAGGGAGAAGGCTTTTGTCGCCAACTGATTCCGTGGCTTCTGGAGGAAGCTGATCCTCAGTCCAAGCGGATGCTGATCCTGAAGCACCTTCTTTAAGAACGTTGAAAGTATTACCATCAGACAAAACAAAAGGTTCAGATCCCTCCCCTTTCTTCGATAAAAACTTTTCCCTCTTACCAACTTGATTAACGACGATGCTCTTCTTGGCCTTATTCCCTTCATCAGAAATAGTGTAATTCAAAGTCGTATCAAGACCTTCATTTATTTCAGAAAACACCGACACCAGTTTGTCATTCTCGCCTTCTGTCGGATTAAATTTTACGTTGCTCATTTTCAAAAATCAAATTGACATTCATCAACAACGGGCTCGCATTTGGTATTTTCATTAACCCATTTCATGCCCTCTTCTTCCAGTATCTTCTTAGCCTTTTCATTGGCATCATCAACACTAATGAAAGACGTTACGGTACCGGCGTATATCCTCCTGTATTTCTCAGGAGCCTTCCATCCTTCCTTACAACGCTTACTAAACCAACCATGTTGGTCTTCGTTGTAATAAACGGTTTTACATACTCCAGATTCGTTAGCGGCAGCCTGCCCTTCTTGCTCAAGAATCTTCGCAGCTTCGTAGTTGGCTATTTCGGTACTGAACTTAGACCATACACGCCCAGCCTCTATCACATGATGTGTAGGTTGTTCTTGTTTTTGACCATCAGGACAATCATTTTTAAAGAAATCACCTTCCTGTCTTGTGTTATAATATACCTCGCAACAGCCACCTACTTTATTAGCATACAACGGACCTTCTTTCTCCGCAAACTCTTCCGCTTTCCTATCTGCATCATCCTGGCTTATATCCGAACAAAATTCAGCCTCATGAACGATAAACGTTTCTTCAGAACCAAGATCTTCCGGACAGTCCGATTTCTTGAAAGCTTTTCTGTATTCTTTGTTGTAATACATCTTTTTCATGACAAGATCTTATTAAGTTCTTCTTTGAATTTCTGAATCTCGTCCGGGCACAACCCGCATTCCCCTTCACATACGATTCTTCTCATACGATCTATTTTAAGAACCATATCCATATCAGGCTTAATACCTACCTTATACTTATGATATTGTAGATACTGATCAGCCTTACATGCTATAAAACGATCAGCGCACTCACATAAGTAAGATGAAGGGAAAAGAATTTGCTGTGTACTTCCGGTAGCTGCCATATTATTTCACGGTAAAATACCTGGCGTATTCTTTATTTATGTATTCAGAATAAGTAGCAAGATCATCCGGATCCGGGCACTCGTTCTTCAAATTAACGATCCAACCTCTTACCAGCTTTTGAATATCAGCATACCTTTTACTTACACCTCCTACAAACCTGAACTTGCGATGAAGGTCTATAATTTTCTTGTCCAACACAGCAAGTTCATCATATTTCTGAATACAAGCCGCATTAGAATCAGCTTTAGGTGTCGTATTCGACTGAGGCTTTATAGCCCGACTTTTATTAATAGAAGCAATGTTGCTTCTTCCACATCCGCATCCCATAACTTATTGATATTTAATTGATTATATTTTACAACCACAATTTTCACAATTATTGAGAACGTAAATCAATTTAGATGCTTTTTCATATAATTGTTTTACGTTTTCAAAATTCCCTAATCTCATATTGGCTTCAGCCGCAGCCAGCAGAAACTCTATTTCTTTTATTTTGTCAATAACGTCATCATCCTCATGATCACATAACACAGTTGACCTGGCCCATATCTTATCTATGTTAAGACGGATCAGATCTGTTTTTAAATACTTTCTGTTAAATGAATAAGAGGAAGGACTGCCTTTTATGGTAATATCGTATATACCATCTTTTAGGTTTTCAAAATCATTTCCGCGACCCGGATTTATGCCAAGGGTCTTACTGTTGAATACATTCAACTGATTCTTACCAAGATAATAAACATACTTATTCTCATCTTCAGGTGGTACGATCTCTATAATAGCCGGTCTGTCTGCCAGTATCCCCCATTCCGACTGATCGGCTATGCGAAGCGTTTTAGGGTTGTTTGTACTTACAACCTCAAAATCAAGATGGATGTTGTTCATGCTCTCTTCCCACCCCATTCTGGTAAGGGAATCATCGTATCTGGCTGTTATATCGGCTCCCTCTACCTCAGTGCTATTAACACGTACCTCAGTACCATTTATCTTGACTCCTACTATTTGGGCCACCAACGACTTAGCCATGCCAAACATAGGAACAATAATTTCTCCACCGTAATCAGTTCCTTCATTTGGATACTGTACTACTTCCGTCTTGTACAGACCGTCATTTCTTCTGGCTACTATTCTAATAACCATCTGATTTTCTACATCATAATTGGTCATTACTATCCTGACATAGAAAATGTTATTTCTTATCTGTGGTAAAATATCGATATAGTTCATACCTTATCTTTTTCTACAAAGATAAGTAAATGAGGTGATAAAAGTTTAAACTATTGGACATTAAATAAAAGGTGAGGTGATTATCACCATATCCGATAATAGACCACAGCGCCTAAGTAGGGGGAGAAGCCCTCGCGCCCAACCCCATACCCCGCCGCCAGCCCTATGCCCCAGCGCCGGCTCTTTTCGTATATTATTTCTTTTTTGTGGTAGATGATCATAGTGTCCAAATTAGGTCTGTATCCGCTTATAACAGCCCGATAATCATCTGTGTTGTATGTTTTTCTTTGTATAGGAATATTGATATAAACAGTGTCTTTTATCGTATCTTTTTCAACTATAGCATCCATAGGGAAAGGTATTTCTACCTCCCCTACGTCAACTATATACTGAGGAACAGGAACAGGTTGGATAATGGTATCTATTACCGTATCTATTTCTATATCGTGTATTATTTCTTTCTTCTTACATGTTTTACCAAACAAGAAAGATATAAAACACAGTAGAATAACTCCTAACACATGCCCTACCCTCATTTTTTGCAAACACATTTCTTACCCTCCTTTTTATTATCTAAAAGATCTTGTATTTCACCATTTTTTATACCTTCTTTTAACTCCTCTCCGAATGGAACTTTTTGCCACCAACTTACTTTACTAAAGAAGTACTTAACGCCTTTTACTATCATCAAATCAGGTGCAAGGTCGCCGAGGCGCTTGAATGCCATTCCACCGTATAATATTAAGGCAAATATTGTAATCCACTGAAGAAGCATGTCTATAAACTCTGGGGATTTATGCCCTCCCATAGACATAATAAGATCCATTCCGGATATGGTAAACAACCCGAAAGAGCAGGCCGCGAACTCAAGAAGGATTTTCAAAACTCCCATTTCGCTTATGCATGTCAATATCTTAAAAGGCCTCTTTCTCTTTCTTCGGATATAGCAGTGTTTGATACTTTTTATAGTAGCTAACAAAAGATTTATAGCTAATATAAACAATATAGAATATATAAGGTGGTGAATCTCCTGGAAATTCATCCACAATGCTGATAATCCGGAAATGAGAAAAGCCCAGAAACTTTCTAAATTCATCCTTCCTACAAATCTGTAAGCCATATTAGAACATAGTTACTTTCTTGCTACTTCCAAGAGAGTCATATACGTCAATATGGACCCAATTGGTACCTGATTCTAATCTAATAGGACAAGGAAGTAAATCCTGCGACTGAATTATTTTATTCCTTGCCTCCTCCGCCGTCATACCTTTAGCATCGAAATCGATGGCTGCCCCAAGCATATGAGGACTGACATACAAAGACCCTGATACGGTCTTGGATTTTACTATATCCGAAATATTGTTCCTAAACCCACGCTCATCAAACCTTCCACCCGACTTCCAGGTATTAACCGTCATCGGCGTTTTCAATATGTCTTTCCTTAAAACCAGTATCGTGTGAAGCAATTCAGTTCTTAAATACCTCCAGCAAAGATCTTTGTCTCTACCGTATTCTTTAGGACCAACTAATTCAACAATACTAAAATACTGACTCAATTCTTTTATAATATCACTTCTTTCCATAACTTAACCTTTTTCACAAAGATAATCAGAACCTTACCAAATATTAAAATAAGCGGAGTTTGGATTAAAGAAAAACCCCTGCATAAATAAATATACAGGGGCCATCCATAACATTAACAACAAATTACGACCTAAACAACCCTTACGTATCCGGCTGATACAAGATCAGAAAGATTCTCGTAAGCCAAAGGGATGCCTGAATCTCTTATGCAAAGATACTTAATTTCTTTGTCTATGTAATACTTTCCGTTCTCTAAAATAGAATTATATACCCAAGGAATAGGATCGTCTACGGTACCTGAATGCTTTTCTTGAACAACCATATACAGACTTTCGGCTCCACCTCCCTGACCAGGAACCCAGTCAGCTTGGAGATTGTGATTTTGCCTTACTTCAAACAGGGTCCAATCCAAATCCGAAGGTTTGTTTTTGCTACGGAAACGCTGCCCTTTTACAACAGCCGTACCCATAGGAAGACCTTTGTCTCCGTAAACTCCATCCTTGTCCCAAATAGGGTACAATCCCTTTATCTTAAGAGCAAAATTCTGGTCGGTATTTTCCAACATGGCCGGCGTGTTGATCATCGCCCTCATGTACATAACTGTAGCCTTCTCCGGATCATTGGCTTCAAGGATCTTATTTTTTTCTATGATCTGATCCTTTGTCCTTACCAACTTCTCAGGATAACCTTCATCTACTTTCATAGACTCAACTTCACTCCTGTCGGTTTTAGAAGTTATTTCCTTTTCTATGGCAGCAGTACGATCATCGCATTCAGATTCATATACATGCATTTCATTCATTGCCGTATTAGCAATATCAAGCTCGTATTCTGAATCTGCTACGGATACGGTGTATATCCCGCTTCCTTTTGCTACATCAATATCGTTTTTAACCTTCTGTCTCATGCTGCTGTTATACCATATCTGTTTACCATCCAAACTATAAGAGCGGACAGCATCAGAATAAGCATATTCCCTGGCCTCAGAAACTTTCTTATCCTTAGCCTTGGCAAGCAACTCCTCTTCAGTTGGTCCAGGAGGTTCCGGGTCAAGCTGCATGGCAATAACTTCTTTCACACTCGCATCAGGATTGTCTTGATGGAATTTTTCTTGATCGGAGTCAAGTTGAACCCATTTACCATCTAAGAAATCTTGGTAAGAATACCCTACTTCGTAAGAAGAGGAATCCAACTCGTATCCTTCCCAGTAAAAACCTTTTACGTTTTTATTTACATAAACCATACTCTATCCTTTCTGTTAAGCTTGTTCACCTACTCTGATAACTAACTTATCATTAATATACCAGATACTTAATTCTATAAAACTGTTTTTAGGTACTATTACGCTATCGCCTGACATACTCTGGAACCGGCCAGAGGTAGGAAGTGGCTGTGTGATGTCTGTGCCGGTGGTGTTGTTGACCCGCACCTGCCACTCCCTCCCAACATACTCAGAAGATACGGTCATAGACAGATTCGTAGCAGAAGCGACATTGGCTATGATATTATGAGCACCTTTTGGTAAATTTGCCAATGTTGTAACAACCTTAGGGGGCATAGCCATAAAATTCAAATAAGACAATATCGTATTAGACAACGTAACCATATTGTTCATAGCCTCATATGTCTTATCTTGAATAACAACAAAAGTCCCCACCTGAATTTCTATATCATATTCAGATGCGCCTACCGCTGAGTCGGTATTAGCAAATGAGGCAAATACTATTTTTAATTTAAAATTATTTTCAAAATCATTACCTTCTAAAAAATAATTCAAATAATAATAATCACCATCTAACTTACCTAATGTGATATTATTATTGTATGCATCCAAAACTTTTGCAAACGAACCTTCATCAAGAGATCCGGAATTACCAGAAAATATGGATAAATCAAGATAGCCAGAATCTACTCCGGTACTTACCATACCAAGTGATTCAAGCACCTTAGTTCCACCTTCTTCAGTAACCAAAATATATTCGTTATACACGTTTTTGGTTTCTGTAGATGCCACATCATCTTTTACAAGATACATGACATTATCCTTCGCCTCTTCAACAGTAGGAAGTTTGCTAACAATCTGCTTCTTCCACCCTGCTGCCGATACAGCATCATCTATATACTTCTTGTTTACATAATCGCCCCATGTCATGTTACTAAGAAGAGTCTTGCTACCGTCCTGACTTCCAGCAGGGGGAGCCGGGATAAGGCCTCCTTTGCCCGACTCCGAACCTGTTCCAGGAGCAGCCTGCACCACATTCTCAAGTCTGGAATCAACCTCCTGACCTTCGAATTTACTGTTATAACCTACTTCTGCCATATTTATTTTTTGTTAATTTTATCCAACAACTTCTTGATCTGGTCTACGATGTCCATCACCGCGCCAACCTTGTTTTTTACGTCCTCAACCTTCTGATCGATCTTAGAATCCAAAGCCTTTAAACGATCTTCGTTTTTACTATACACTAAATACAGGGATAAACCGATGATTGCTATCGTAAGGATATTAGCCAAAACGCATCCGATTATTATCTGAAACATGATGATTATATGGTAGATAACGCTACCACACGCTTTAATTATTCAACTTTTTACAAATATAGCAATTGTCCCAACCATAACAAGATCAAAGACGCTCGTCATTAACATCAGACACCCATTCTTTAGATGAAAGAACAGATTCAAACTCAGAAGAAGGGCTATCATATACCGAATACGGGTATTGAGGATCGTCATCAGCCTGCGCGTCTAAAGACTTGAATAGATGGTCATAATGATCTATATGTAAAATAACCTTAGAACCGTCTACGCTCGCTCTTGGACTGTCTATTCCTAATTCACGTCTCTTTTCTTCAGATACGGAATCATATACTTCTTTTGGTATGATAATGAATTTCATATTACTTTGATTTTAGGGTTTGTAAATAGTTATATGCTTTGATACAGTCGTCTTTGGAGAGGATTCTTGGATAAATTGCAAGGTTCTTAAAAGCTATTCGATCAAACCTACCACCACTACTCGATACCTCCAACATACCACCAGAACCAACTACATTACCTGTATTTGCTAGTATTTCATTCCAATTACGATCATAGGCCCTACCATCTGAACATGCAGCATTAATACTTTTAATTCCGTCAAGACTATTTTTTACTGATCCTGAATTAATATAAAGATCAAGTCCAATCATTGTGTTGTAGATATAAAAACTAGACCCTTTTACTAAACCAGTACCACTCTTTTTATTATCAATAAACTTCCAATCTCCAACAATCGTAAAATCCTTACCCATTTGAAAAGCTGACGAAGTTATCATATCATCCACCCCATCAGTAACCAGATAGCCAGCATGTTCCCCTTCTTCATTGTAGCCACTCCCTTCAATAAACCCAAAATTAGACAGCACAAGATCATTACCATTGCCCGTAATGTTGGCAATAGTAGCACGATCTTCGTCCTCGTTGGTTTTGCCTACCGTTGTCCATGCTTGGTCGGGGAAGAGCCAGGGATAGGTTTTGACGAAGTAGTCTTTGATCTTGGTCAGTTCTTCTTCGGTGGCATCGTGATCGAGAAATACAAGTTCCCAGATAGCAGCGTTAATACAAGTTCCTACATTAGTTGGAGCTAATTTCCCAACATGTAGCACATCTGTTCCCTCAAAATTACCAGTTGTAATCGAAACACCATTATAACTTTTAGATGTCTGATAAGTAAGGATGTGTGGTAAATCCATTTCACTCCCTATTGCTCCAAAAGATATAGGCTTATTAAGATGCTCGGCTTGTATATTTCTATATTCTAACAAGAAGGCACCATCCTTGAGCCAATTCTTTACATTAGATACTAATCCTTGGGCTATTTCACCCCTTGTAATCCACTGTCTCAACGCTACAACCGTATATCCCTTTTCTTTAGTCAAAATAGGAAAATTCTCACAAACACCGTAATCGTCTACTCCGTCAAAGACAAGTGCGCCGGGGTAGAGGGGTAGTTGTTCGATGGTGATGTTGCATGATTCCTGCAATTTTAAGAACCTGAATCCGTAATAAGCATTTTTAGCTCCAAAATCAAAACTTGGTAGATGATATATACCATCATTTTCAATTCTCATTATAACAGTTATAACAGTTGATTGTACCCCATTCGAAACATATTCAATTCCTTGTCCGTCTGTTAAACCAGAAACTTTGATAGTACATGATAAAACCCTAAATCCAGTATCACTTGATAATGATTGATAAAATAATTGAGCTGCATTGTTGTCCTTTATTGATTTTACATTAAAAGACTTATAAGTCCAAGTAGTATCAATTCTTGATGCTACCTTATACCATCTATTGCTATCATAGTTCTCGGTATATCCGCCAACCCCGGACATCCCCTTCCAAACGAAATTCTTCATCTGTAAATCATGCCCATTATCTGTAAGGTCTTTCCATACAGGGTTCTCTGCCATTTGTTCATTAGTAAGACCTAATGCTGAATAACGAGCTACAATTCCTTCTATATCAGGAAAAGAATCCACTCTACATGGTAAGTCCGATATCATTTTAGCATACTCTTTAAAAGGTATGGAAGTAGGTACATCATACCCTTTGGATATAAGGGCTTGCCTTATATCCTCTTTGGTATTTATAATCCTCATTAACTTATCTGATATGGTTCCCATCACACTTCCTCCCCGTTTATGTAATCCAATACCGAACCTATATCTCCGATGTCCGATTTTATTGACTCTCCTTGAGAATGTATTTCAATAAGTTTCTGATATAAAGTGTTATCCCCTATACGATTCTTATCTGTAGCTTGTTCTTCGATTTTGGCTATCGTATCAGGATCTTCGTACTTAACACCATCAGGACCATACCATTCGTCTGTTAAATTCGTGTATTTATGACGAACTGGAGTCGATTTAGACTCCAGTGTTACTAAAAAATATTCGTTACAGCTCATGACAATAAGATTTAGTGGTTGCAACAATTACATCTACAAACTGTTCTCACGTAGCCAGAGGGAATGGCAGCCAGCTCCGTCCCTACGGCTATCGCCGGGTCAGTGCTTTCCATGACCGTCAGTGCCATCTTGTCTATGTCAAGGTCATTGTCGTAAACGATTTCTCCCTCAACGTAGATGCTCCCTGCATCAGAAACGTAGCAGTTTTTTACCTGTCTTATATGACGTTGTGTAGCAGACGCAAAATCACACTCGATACTTAACCAACCTACCGGTATCTGATCGATATTGGATCCGATATTGTAATCAGGGTCGGTTGTTTTAAGAACCATATGTCTCAATTCCCTTGTATTTCCGTATCCGTCCATTGTTATGTATGTTCGGATCTGAACCTTACCCTTTTCCGTCTTATAACAGTTTTCTACTATTTCTGTATCGGATGTAGTAGCATCAGGGAAATCACAAACAATACGCTGCCATCCTTCTTGTATTTTGCTGAATGTGGCGCCTCTTTGTATATCAGGGTCGGTCGTTTCTAAAACAATAAGATACTCGTCCCGGACTCCTATTATGCTATCTACCGACCTGTATCCACCAAGATGTATTTTACCACCAGGAGTAGTATAACATTCATCTACGGACATAATATGTCTTTCCGTAAGATCGGGGAAGTCGCATTCGGTTTTCGTCCATTCGTTAGGTATCTTATCTATTCTCGTCCACTGAGGATAGGCGGCGTCCGTTGTCTTAACAATATAATAATACTGTCCCCTTACACCAAGAACGGCATCAATAGCTTGATAACCTTTTATATTGACCTTACCACCATCCGTCTTGTAGCATTCGTCTACTTCAACAATTTCCCGGTCCGTCATGTCAGGAAAATCACATACCATCCTCACCCAATCTTCGGGAATGGAATCCAGCACGGCCCCTACCTTAATATCAGGATCAGTAGACTGAAGGACGGTATAAACCTCTTCCCTGGTCCCAAGAATATTATCTATGGCTACCAAACCTTCTACTTGCACTTTTCCTTTTTTAGTAGTGTAACATTCAAGAACGTAAGTTACATCTCGTTCTGTCATGTCAGGAAAGTCACAAACCATTCGAACCCAATTCTCTGGAATTAGTTTAAAAACATGGCCGGCAGGGAAATTATCGTCCGTCGATTGAATAACGGTATAAATAGATTCCCTGATATTTATCTTATCATCTATGGCCTCCAATCCTTCTATTTCAACCTTACCATCCGGAGTCTTATAACATCTGTTGACGAACGTAATGTCGCGTTCTGTCATATCAGGAAGATCGCAGTCGATCATAACCCACTCGTCCGGTATTTTAGTAAGAACTTTACCTACCGGATTATCCATATCGGTACTGTCGGTAATTCTATGGGTTTCTTTAAGAACATCCATCTGATCGTTAAGAAGATACCAACTCCATACTTCAACCTTTCCGCCAGGTGTACGGTAACAGGTTTTGAAATCTTTGATAACCTTCTCAGCTATGTTAATCCACTCCCATTCGGTTGTGGCCGGAATACCAGAAACAGGATGCTTCTTGCCTTCTTCGTCAAGATACCAATAACAGCCATTTAAGGACACAACCACTTGGTAGATTTTGTCCCCTATTTTTATACCGGATTTGCTGTCATCTACCGGTTGGGAGGAACCCCATTTTCCAACTATGTTGGTTATTTTATCAATGCCCCTACCAAAGGCACCGGATAAAAAATCCACGCCATTCATATGAAACTAACTTATTTCAAATTGTTTTATTACAAAAAAGGGGGTGGAGGACCAGCCTCCTCCCCCTTGGGATATATAGAAAAAAGGAAAATCAAATCTTGCAGGGCTTGATATTTGCCGAAGCAGCTAACAAGTCCATAAGGTCTTGAATACCTTCGTGAGCGCCATACGGTACATGGAAGTGTACTGTAATATGATCATCAATTACCCTACCGAAGCCGTTAGAATAACGTGCCGGCTTCAACGTTACTGAATAATCAGCATACGGAGCCAACAGGTCTAAGCGGGTTTCTTCGTTGGTAAACATCCGTTCCATAAGTTCTTGGTGAGTCTTACGGAAATCGAAGAACATACGTTGTTCGCGTTCCTTATCCAGCAATTCAGCGCCGAGGTGAGTACGCGGAGCCCAGTGCTGTTTGTATTCGGTATGGATCGGGTTGAAGTACGTGCTGATAGCCTCGCGCTGTTCATCCGGATAACCGCCATTTACAGCAATACGAACAGATCCTTCTTGGAATGTCAGACGGTCAATCAAACAGTCGGACGGAGAAATCATGTAGTCAATACCACGGAACAAGATACCGCATTTGCAGTTCTTAGGAATCGGATCGGCGATAATGGACTGATCTCCTGCTACGGCACCCAAACGTTTCCAGTTACGTCCACGATAAGATTCGGGAGCTTTAGATACGAAGAAGTCTTTGAAGATTTTATCGCATTCGTCGCAAACCATGTTAGTAACGACCGTTGTTTTGAATTTGTGTTGACATCCACCAGGTGTACCGTAATCTTCGATTGTCAGATACGGGAATGCTGCCTGCAATTCTTCTTTAGCACTGTTACCACATTCATCGTCCGGCAACGTGATTTCATAAGCTTCTTTCGAAATCTTACAAGAACCACATGCTTCCCAGCTAACGGTAGTAACAGTAGGATTGCTACACATATCTGCTGTTTTAGCAACGAACGTTACTGTGGCAGTCGGATTAGTTTCTACAAATGCATCGATATCAGCCTTCGTCAGTTTCTTGCTTACGGCCACAGTGTACATACCTACGCCGCCATCTTGGGCTGCTGTTTTCTCGGCAGTGCTACTAACGGCATTCTTAATGCTTTCTACTACAGTAGACTGATCAACCCCATCATCCTCTAACGTTACGGCATAAATCAAACCTCCGTCTACCTTAGTATATCCATCAGGGCACTCTTCGCATCCTTTCATGATAGAAGACAGCTTTTGAGTATAATCAGAAGGCTTACCACCTTCTTTCATCACCTGATATTTAGATGTAGAAAGATGACGTCCGACTCTCTTGATATCCAAACCAGGATAAGCAGCCTTAAGCTGAGCCAGGGCATAAGCATCACCGGTATCACACATTTCCATGCAATAGAAATTCATGTCGGTTTCCACCGGAGTTTTTTCCAGTTCATTGCAAGAATGGATAGGATGGATTTCTACAAAATCACCTACCTTGCCACCACCTGCAATCGGCTGATTCTTGATACGTTCGATTGTTTTCAAAATAGCAGCCAAAATATCAACATCTTCGCAAGGATCACATTCTGAGCACATATCCTCACGACCCGGACAGTTTTCGAAAATGATGTAATCATCGATATTCACCTCACCCATAGGATAACCACGAAGCTCGAACAAACGGCCTGTCAACTTAATATGGATAGGGATACGATCACCTTTTCTTGCTGTAATAGCGGTACTGTCGTCAATTCCGTTATAACCGAAAATAACCTCATCTACTTTAATTTCTTTGCTCTTCGGAGCAGAAGCGTACACTTCTATAATTTCATCAATAGCAAACGTAGGTGTAGAGAATGATTTATCATCAGATACACGGTCGTTCACCATCTCATTACGTCCGATTCTGATCTGGAAACGTTGTTCGTCCTTACGATATCCTTTCAAGTCTTTCAACGCTTTCAAACCATCTTTAGTCTGCTCACCATCCAAATCATAGATAGCGATCTGACCTTCTTGAAGCAACAAAGAATCTACGTCCGCCAACTTAGCGTGCGGAGGACAGATAATGTGTCTGTCATACGGTTTATGGATAGCCATAGCCTTATAATATTTTAAAAATTAATATTCTGTTATCTGTCTCAAAAATAGTGATAGTCATATAAGCAACAAAAAGCATTATGAATTAATTAATTCTTAATGCTTTTTGATAATCTTTAATTTAGGATATGCCTTTCTTCTGCTACAAAGGAGATTGGACGTTGTTTGAATCTATTTGATAACGTCCGTATTCGCTTTCATTCAAAGCAAATTGCTTTTCAATCATGTTAAGGATAATACCAATTAATTTATCATCTAATTCAGGATCTATATCAGTTGAATTAGAACCATCGGATTTAATATATCCTTCGATGTCAACTTCCTTCGGATAGCGGTAATATGTAAGGTAAACGGTGTCTACATCAAAACCAGACTTATACACCCTTACCGAATCTTCGCCTATTGTATAGAATGTTTCCCTAAAATCAAAATCAGGTTTGTTAAAAGAGTCGGCAAGAAGTTCATGCGGGTTTTCGTTCTTAGCCTCCCACATGGTAAAATCAGTGACCGTGCATTCACCTTTGGTAAATACGCCTGATATGTTTGAAAAAGAGAAGAAATCAGAAGGCAATGAAAATAAAGTGCTTTCCGGATTATCTTTATCTCCTCTCTCGTCAAGTTCTTTCGAATACACAACCAACTTTTGGATATAACGTATATCCTCTTCATTTTTCTTATCAAGGATATAACGAACAAGGCGGTTTTGTTCGTCATTAAAAAGCTGAACAAAACGTGCCTTGTCAAGTTTTATACCACCGTTGGTCATGTTTTCTTCAGCCTTCTGTAAGGCTCGGAGATAACAATCAACAATCTTCATAAATTATTCTTTTTTGTTAGCGTATTGATCAACATCGAAACCTTTCTCATCTTCCTTTTTCTTCTTGTCAGACTTAGTGCCTTCTATTTTTTTATGCTTGTTCTTTAAAGCGTTATACGCTTCCAGGACACGTGACTTAGTTTCTAACATCGACTTATTGGAAGCAAGAGCCATAGATGCAGAGATGGCGTCGGCGCCCAGGAGCTCGCCATTCAGATACAGTCCGTCGGTGTTGACGGTGACAGCCAGGCCCTCAATCATTTCCTTGATCATACGATGGAATTTAATCACCTGCATCCCTTCGGAAGATTCGTCGTCAGATAAGAACCTTGAGCTTGCTTCTTTATACATGTCAACGTTCGTATTCTTGGCGTCAATCCAATTAGTGAATATGTATTGAACCATGCTCTGATCAAGCTCTACGCTGTATATGATGTCAAGATACAAAAGCAGATCATAGATGCTTTTCCTTTCAGCCTCAGATCCTTTCAGCTTGTTCATAAACTCATATAAAATATCAGCCTTGTCAATCTGACGTTGTTTCCTGATATCTACGGCCGTAGTCTTGTCTTCTACACAATAATAAGATTCGACATACATCGGATTACCATCTTCCTCTTTAGGAGTAAGAGACTTGGACAAAATAGCTATATACAACTCAAATAAATCACGAACGTCATTAGTGTAGAACAAACGACCATCATACAAGTCTATTCTGTAAGAATCCCAGAAATCGAAATTCTTTTGGTCCAGGTCCTCATTGACAGTTTCTTCAAACGGATACCGAATATTCTTAATACGCATATCCATTTCATTCTTCTTGTCTTCAAGTGAGTAACCTTTATAACATGCTGAATTGATGAAGAAACCGGTATCATACACCCTAAGATCCTTATCCCATCCACAACAAGATACTGTCTTGTTCCCAGGGAAAGGAGTCTTGGAAATGCCTCTTTCCTGATATCCGGAAGGAGCTTCTTCATCCATCTTACCTGTTATAACATAAATAGAGTCGGAATATATCTTCATTCCTCCTACGGTAGCCAGCAGTTTCTTAGACTCATGGCTTTCTTCAAAAATCTTTTTTCCCATCTTTTATATATCCTATGAAAACAAAATTTGCGGCCGGTTTTAAAGCCGACCGCAAGTTAATATTAAAAGTTATGATCACAAAGAACTTGGTAACAATTCAATTGTTACAAACCGGCTGGTATCTTTTACCCAACAAGCCGATACAGAGTGGCACCAGAATTGTTCTGACATACGAGGATGGCTGGATACAATTTCTTGAGCCGATACCCTGGATGACCATCTACCTTGTTCGTAACCCCACCACATAGAACCAATATCAGGCTTAACGTAGAATACGTTGCTGTTGATATTACCAATACGAGCTTCGGCTGAAGCAGGGATGCCGGCGAATGCATTGGAATATTCAGGAGCGGTCAAGTCTTCCATAATACATGAATATGATGTGATAGGAGTCATACCGTCTACCAACTGGCTTCTATCTACCATATCAACGTAATCCAAAGAAGGTTCGTGTTCTACAATGACCTTACCAATACCTGGAATAGTAACACCCTTGATCTTTACAGTTCCTAATTCAAGAGCATCGTTTGATCCTGTTACCGGGTTATTGATGATACGTTCTGTACCCATAAGCGGAGCCAAAGCACCTAATTGAGAGAAGAACTCATCACGGAAGATTTCAACGATGTTCTTATAAGCCATAGCACCTACCTTGAATTTCATTACACGATTTTCAATCGGCATATCGCTACGACCACGGAAAATATAGTCAGCAGCAGCCAGGAAGTGTTCACGCTTGATACCGCCCGGACGTGCATATGAGATAACGAAACCACGGCGAAGTTGATGGTACAAACCTTCGTTTTTCATCAAAACACCATTATGACCCTTGACTCTACCTCCACGCATGAACATAAGTTCGTATGCTTCCATCTTAGCCAATTCAGCCAAGCAGAACAAAGACACTGTATTGGCTACACGTGCTGTACGCATATCAATGCTTCCGTCACCAAGACGGGAACCGATGATAGCATAACTTGCATCACCTCCTCTGATTTCAGAAAGCTGACGAACTTTCTGGTAAGCTTTGTCGATGAAATTCTGTGTGCGTTCGTCCGCATAAGCCAAAGACTTAATACCAGCGTACATAGTCGTTTCACCTTCAACACCACGGTGTCCACCAAGCGTAAATTCACAAGTCATAGAACCGGCCTTAGAAGCACCTCCTACACCAGAGAACTGAGTAGAGAACTCACCAAGAACGTTTGTTACCTTCCAGTATTTAATACCGGCACGAAGCATGTCTTTCGGGAAGTATTTAGCACGAGAACGACCCCACAGCTTACACCAGTATCTCCAGTTTTCACCTTCTTGTTTAGGAGGACGCTCTGTAGAGATAAGAGCCTGGCAACCGTTAATCACATCGTAAGTAATAACATCTCCTTGTTTAAATTGTGCATTCAACACAATTTCGAAGAAGCTTTCATCAATACCAGGTTTTGCATATTTCAAAGACGTGTCTTCTACTGTAACCACCTCATACGTTTCTGATACCGGAAGATCATAACGGAATGAACCATTGATACCATTTACGGTAATAGTAGCATCCTGTTTAATCATACCCATATACATAGGCAGAGGATAGTTTGTAATGTTAGAAAACAACTCAAGCATACCCAGATGATTCTTATCCGGATCTTCGTAGTACCAATCTTCTAAAGAGCTAAGATCGTGTTCTACGATACTTTGCTTAACGACTTTAGCGTCGGTATATCCAATCACCGTGTCACCATTCATGGTGGCCGGGAAATTTTTTGTTAAAAGTACATTAGCCATGAACGAAAAAATGTTTTAATTTTTAATCTATACTGATTTCATCGAACTTCACACCTTGAACTTGATCACCTTTATCATCTACCGGAGCCACCCTCTTGTCTTTATTTGTATGGCTGATGAGCTTATAAATTTTTTTCTTCTCATCAACTACAGCTTGATTCGACTTCTGTTTTATGAACTCTCCTGGGTTCATAAGAAACATAATCAAATCTGGTGCTTCTTCCGGATTCATCATCATCTCCCTTACCCTATTAAATGCTTTGGTAATTCCGGGATTCGATTCAGAAGGTTTTAGGGCAAAATCAAGAGCTTTAGATACCATAGTGTCATTTAGCTGATACTTTTCCTGGATAGAAGACTTAAGGTCTTTCTTATACCTTCTAAAATCTTCTGCATCCTTCGCCTTCTTTTCGGCAGCCTCTTTAGTACGTTGCTGGATAATATCATCCATTCTCTTATCAAGCTCAGCCTTGTACTTTATAGCCTTTGCTTCAACATACTCTTCACCTTTATTGATAATGCCTTTGAAAAACTCATCAGCTTCATCTTTAGGCAATCCAAGAAGATCAACATAATGGCGAACGATCTTTATCTGATCTGCTTTGTTTTCAATGTCAAGCTTTTCTATAGGAGCGACATTCGTATCATATTGCTTAAGAATATCAACGATATTCGCGCCGGCCTTATCAGCCTGGATAAGCTTCTTAGTAATATCAGAAACAGAGGTAACATCTATCTTATCCTTAACAATATCCTCTTTCTGGCTTTCAAGGACTGTAGATAGTATGTCACACAACGAATCTTCTTTACTAAAATCAAGATCATTGATAGTAATCTCTTCGCCGTTTTCACCGCTAAACACCACATCTTTCAAATCGGGAATAATTCCCCTTGAAGAAAGGGCATCCAATACTTTTCTGTAATTGACAACCGGGGTCTCTACCTGATCCTGATTAACATCAACTACATTCTCTTCTCCTTTTTTATCCTCTTTAGGATCAGGAGTAGGATCAACAACCAGCTCTTCTTTAATTTGAGAACCTTCTTCTACAGGCTTCTCATCTTTTTTAGCCGGTTCATTACCATTAATAGGCAGAATATCTTCTTCCCTATTATAAACATCATCAACCGGACCGATACTAAAAATATCGTCCAATTCTACTATTCCATTTTTTTCTAATTTTCCCATACTGCAAAAATATTTAAATACCTATATTTCAGACAAAAAACTTATAAGTGTTTAATCTTCACTAAAAATTAAATATCCCCAAATTTTATTAGAGATTTTCTAATGAAATTTGGGGATGTTTAATCCTTAATTCTTATTGATTCCGGCTACATACCTTTTGGTGGCATCTTCCCTCGCTCGTTGAGCAAGCTCTTTGGATTTTAATTTTAACTCTTCCATTTTCATTCTCATTTCATCATCATGAAGTTTGGAATCGTTTTCAATTTTCTTATCCTCTATCCTTTCATTGCTTTCTATATCAGCTTGCCTTACGGTCTGATCTGAAACAGAAGCCAGGAAGTTGAGGGAGGTGGCGTCGCTCTTGGCGTCTGCCGCCCTGCCTGCCGCCTGAATCTTCTCTTGAAGTATCCTGTATTGACCTTTCTTGTCTTCCAAAGCAAGTTCATGCTGACGTTGCTTATCCTTCTCAGCAGCTTCAGCTTGTATCTGTTGCTGGTTAAGCTGCATCTGATTCTGTTGTTGCTGCTGCATCTGACGCTCGTTGTATGCGCGAGTATTCCTTGCATTCTGTATAAGTTCCACCATAGAATCTGATGTGAAGATAGATGCAAGATCGTAAATATCGCCTCCGGCTGTATTTAGCTGCAACATGAAAGTTTTAAATTTCTCAAGCTCATCCCTTTTCTTGGAATTAGATAATGCCTGAACACCAAGATGCCTTAGACTAAGACCGTCGGTTCCTATAGATAAAAACGCTCTGGTAAGATCACTTTTTGTGTACATTACAGAAATATCCTTTCCTTCTTCCTGACATTGTTGAGCAACAGCCAGATGAAGATCCAAAGCGCGTTTCTTGAAGTAACCGAAGTTATCAAAGTATATCTGTGTTTGTAACATAGATGCTGTAACGCCCTGCTGGACCCCGGTGGCGGTCTCATACCTGTTGGGGCCGTTAATTACTTGAGGCGTGATACCAACCATTTCAAAACATTTCATCCTCGACCATTCAGCAAGTTCCATTCTTGTTTTAAGTTGCTCTGTCTGGGACAAATCATAGACAGCAAACTGGTTGAAAGGGACACCACCTTTCGTGTTTTGAGATGAGGTATCTAATGTAAGAGCACCTACAGACTTAGCTACATCAAGAAGGTTTGCCCATATATCAGCCACATCTTCACCCAAATCCTTGTATTCACTCGGAACCAGATTTATATCTCCTAAGAAGAATTTACCGATCTCCTTTTCAAGAATATTGTTTATCTGGTTTATGGAGAAATTATAGAATATTTGATATGGCTGAATCCTGTTAGCCATAGAAGTACCGATATATCCGGCAACAGGTAAAACAAAGTCATAGATGTTGCTATCCCCTTTTATCTGGTGATCGATAGGTTCTCCATCCAGATACAGGTTGTCCTGAGCGAGGGCACCTCCACTTATTTTAACCCCGTACCTTACCTGTGGAACGTAATCTACGAAATAGGTATTAATCTCCGGGTTCTCCATTCCCTTACTCATGGTTCTGGTAATTTTCTTAATACCATTTTCCTGTAAAAAGTCCTGAAGAAGCTCGTCGGTTACCATTTCGGTAGTTACTAATCCGGTTTCAGTTTGGTAGGTAATTACATACACCTGAGCCGGGGATACCCAATATGATTCAGTTACCTGATACAAATCACTACGAACATGCTCGTCGCTTAAACTCTGGGCACGGTTATAATAATTACCATGCTCTAAATTTGGCATGAATCTGGTTCTGTGATATTCGTTGCCATTACTATCGTATCCGGTATATGTGCCGGCTGGAATACCGTAATAATCCTCATAAGCTTTTATAGAAGCATAATCATTATATCCTTTCCAAGGTATTACCTTATTCTGATATAACATCCCTACACTCGCCGATTTGGATAAACTTACATAGCTTCCATTATCACCATTGTTATAAGTACCATTGAAATTATCAGCACCTCCTATAAGCTTTTGCTTGTCTTTTGCCGTAAGAAGATGCCCCCACCTTACTATAATATCATTGGCAGTATAATAATGAACACGACCAATATAATCACCGTACTGCGGATACTTGCTATCTAATGTCTTAGAATAAAACGTATTCAACGGAGACCATCTCTCCGGCTTATAATAGTCGTATCCTACATGATAGTTTCTAAAACAACGACCGGTAAGAAGATAGTCGATGAAATTCTCGGTGTCTATCTCATCCATGTAAAAACGCCCCCTGTCTGCTTCAAGCGTATGAGAACCCCATATAACCTCGGCAGTCTTCCATTTTGTATTCATGAAATTCTCTATCTCAGGAGGGGTCATAGATGCTTTCACCTCTTGTATCTGTTGAGCATAAGCCTGCTTTTCTTCTTCGCTTGCAAAATTATTATAATCCGGATCCAATCCCCTATTTAACAATTCTTGCCTAACCCTTCTGTCCAATTCCTCTTTAATGTAATTATGAAGGAGATTCTCCTTCGTGGCAGAATACTGATTCACTTCAGATTCGTCCAATCCAACTACATTATACTTGTCAGAAAGGTTGCCCAACCATCCTACAAAAGCGTTTACGATCGTACCTATTATATCATAATGACGTAAGAATGATGGAATATTTACATTGTCCCTTATAGACTGAACATCCTTAAGATAAGGAATTACGTCTTTCAGCTCCATAAAGGATAACTTACCTTCCATCATTCTATAAAAATCCTTGAACTTCTGGTTCTCATCAAGCTGCTTCAAACCAATCAATTCAAGAGAATCCATAGTGGCTTTAAACCACTCCTTGGTTTTTCTCTTGGTAGGTATCGCCTGTACCGGCAAACCTGAAAATACTCCTCTGGCCGGAAAAGCCTGATCTCTGTTAAAATACTCCATGAGCCATATGTTTTTTCACAAAGATAGGTAAATTGTTCTACCTATCTCATTTTGTAAGGGTTATGTCTTCTTACCGTAAATCCTTTAACCTGTTCCATCTTCTTACGTTCCCTCTTCTTTTGATTCTCCTTCTGAGTCGTACTTTCAGGCATGTAACCCATATCATCATAATACTTAGCCAGGAGAAGAGCGTGGCCAAAGGCTATGATACGGTCGGTGTTGACCCCAGGGCCGAAGGCTATGATTTCATCAAGAAGTTCTATATCAGGGATACGGTAAATACCTTTCTGTGTTATTTCATTACCGTCATCATCATACCCGACAACAACATCCTCCCAACAATATTGAATAACGGTATTGAAAAGCATGCGCTGATTGGGAACCGTAGGGGCCAAACCTAGCTTGTTGTTCTGACGGGCGCCAGCACGGATAATCTTACCGGCAAGACGTTCACCGTCTTCCAGCAACATAAGCTGCTTATTTCGTCTTGTAAGATACAACTCGTACATTCGGTCGGCATTTTCCATAAGACACTTGGCTCCATACGCTTCTTGAAGTATTTCACAATTCCGACAAAAATCATCTGATGATGGAGGACGTGATGCGTATGATGCTACTATACAATAAGCAAATGGATCGTTGATTTTTACATATCTTTTAAGTACATAAAACGTACCAACAGAATCAGTATCAGCCTTGTCTGATTTATATGGATCTTGCCCACTCACATACGTAAAATCAAAAACACCCCCATCTTCTGGTGGATCCTCATATATAACAACAGGAGCATCTATGTTACCACCTTGGAACGGATAATCAGCAAGCTGCTTATCACTAAAATTATACCCCATTTTCATGCCGTCTATCTGATAAATATCCACTGTTTTACCAGGCCTACCTTCTTCAAGAAGACGGCTTTTGTGCTTCAACGCATCTTCTACAGGGAACCTATTTACGTTCGTATTAAGGAAACAATCATCTATAGACAAAGGGAATGCCATTCGTTCCTGGACGTATAAAGCCCTATCCTTTTTGACAAGTTCGTCAAGACGCGATTTTATTATTCCAGTATTTTTATCAAAGTCTGAAACTTTTATTTTTATCTTCTTAAGACCGGGAGCATTCTCTACTCCAAGATACTTATCAAGAGTCGTTTCTTTCTTTTCATACGCATGAGACATCTGGGCCGGAACAAAGCATCCGGATTTACATATACGCCATGTTGGTTTAATAACTCTCTTATTTAGAATATCATAATTCATTATAATGAATCCATATTCGTCCGGAGAGTTCATGATTTTCTGGGCATCTTGAGACTTTTCTACATTACCTCCAGTTCCCGCCATCAAACAAACGCCCCTCATTCTACCATGCATCATATGAGCCGGCCTACCGGCAAGCCATGCTCCAAGCACCGGAAATTTACCTACCTCATCATATATAGACGTATATGGAGTTCCACCTGCGGTCTTCAATGAGCCTCGCGTCTTTCCATCATCAACGTTGGTGATTCTTATTCTGGCATGAACATCACGTTGGTTATTGATGTTTCTTGTACCTAAAACAACTTCTTTAGTCCAGTCGTTACCAGTCCTGTTTATAGTAAGATAAGGAGGAAGATTATCAAGTCCAAACTCAAGATACTCTCCCATATTGGCAAGGTCTTCTTTACTTGCTCCAATAACATTATGCGTCAAATTGTACGTCATTGTAGCATTACGAGCCAGAAGAGAACTCATTATGGCCGTATTATGAGTAACGATGTAATTGGTGGTCAAAAATAAATGAGAATCATTATCAACGGTTATACAAGTGGCATGCTCCTTTCCGTATATCGATATGGATCTTATTTTTAATTCCTTACGATTCCTTGATAGTATAAGTTTGTTCCCCTCCAATTTAGCATACCAACCTGAAGCCCAAAACATACGTTGTACAAAATTTATGACATCCATGTCAATATGAGACAACGTAAGCTCTTCTTCTCCGGTTACTACGTTTCTGAAAGAACGAATGAAGTTTTCTATAAAATCTTTTTTTTGATCTATGGACGATCTTAAAAATTTCTTACAAACGTATTTATCAAAAAACATATCCCCACCATAGCCACCGAGATAAGCCGCCAGCATCGAGGCGTAGGCTGACGGCGGAACCGGCAGCTTTGCCGTAGGGTAGTTCAGGGCCTCACCTACTGGAATAGACATACTCTTATAATCTAATCCGGCTATGGATCTAAGACTCCTAACATGCCATTTTCCTCCATGATTGACACGCCATTGATGATTACCGCAGCAAATAACATTACGACCGTCTTCAAATACGACTCTGTAGGTAGTTACTTTTCCTTGGGGATAAACACCTACGACCTCTACCAAATTCCCTTTATCGTCATATATCTTATCCCCTACAACAATATTTCCTATCATCTTTTCCCGGTCCTCAAGATAAAGTATCTCAGAATCAAGAAGGGCTTTCCCAAAACGACGGCACCCGAACATGAATATTCCTTTATTCTCTTCTTCCGCCTGCTTTAGAAATTCGGCAAACATCCATTCATTATCACGAAGCTGAGAATTTCCAGGAATACGATCATCTCCTACGTCAATCATCATCTTCCAGAAATTGATATGCCAATATAACCAAGGATGTATAAATACCCCATTTATGGTAACACCGTTAAGGAGTTTCATAGCCTCATTCTCCCAGAATTGCTTGACATCATCGTCTTGCTCTTCATAAGAATACAGGTCATTCCATAACGGGATATCGTTACCCATATTTATATAAAGTTCTTTACTGTTAAAATTCATGACAAAACTATTTATCGAGCTTGTTCTTAGCTTCATTCTTGACAAAAGACTGAATACCTGATACTGTTTGTCCTCCTTTTAGGCTTTTCTTGTTTTTGGCAGCCTCAAGCTGATTATAGACATCCATTATCCCACACATCTTAATATAAGATTCAGTCCATTGCATTAAGCTATCAGACAAGCTTTTTTGAAACCTAAATTCTTTCTCCCTCTTATCAGAATCTTCTATTTTATCCCAAGGGTTTTCAGATAGATAACGTTCAGCTTTATCTATCTGATCCCTTAGCACAAGAAGTTTTCGATCTACGTAAGAGACATCATCGTTAGTCGGCTTTCTTGCTTTCATTGTTGATAATTTTTAAAAAAGCCTCATACTGAGACTTAAGCATATTAAATCTGTCTTCAAGAGAAGATGGATCAACACGATACTTGCACATGTTTTTTATTCCTTCCTCAACAGATTCTTCCTTGAACATAACAGAATCAGTATTATTGTCAACGTACATAATAAAATCCGATTCTCCGTCGTTTACTATCCTGTCAAGAACCTTCTTGCTGTCATCATCTATATTAAGATCATGACCGGCATTAATAGACAACCGGTAAACTGTCTTGACAGAAGAAGATACTTTCATTATCTCTTGTTGATACAAGTTGGTCATAAACGACTTTTCTTCTAAATCAATAAAGTCTTCCAACTCTATGTTGTTTTCCTCATCCTTCTTTCTAATAATATCCTTAGTTAGCTCTTCCATCTCCTCTCCCACCTTATCTTGTGCAGACAGTAGATGGTTGTAATAAGAAATAAGATGTTTTATATCTGAATCAAAATCAATCTTCTTCATTATCAATAACCTTTTTATCGTAAATAATAACGTCCATCAACTCCATTGACAAATTATAATCAGCCACTTCAAAAAGCTCGCTGTCTGTCAACGTCCTTAAAAAAGAAACAGATAATCCTCTTTTCTTGGCAAAAGATCTAAGTACGGCATAGAGAATGTCCCCGGCAGAATAATCAGGGAGATCGTCACAAGATGCCTGCAACATAGAAAATAAGGATTTCCTTTTATCTTCGCATTGTAAATGCCTTGCTTTACCACAGCCGCTCATAATACTTAACTTTTTTGGATTATAATACCTTCGAAATTAAACGGAATCTTTTCCTCTTTTTGAGATCCATCTTTTTGATAGTGAACAGTCATATGTTTTACGAATCTTCCTATTCCAAATCCTGCTGTATGTATCTCTATATTGAACTTAAAGTGACGGGAGTCTATGATATTCAAATTAGAAGACGTACATCCACAAGATGTCTCTGATGCTGTTATCTTCATATCATGCTTCGACTCAAGAACGAATGAAAACCTTATACTGTTCCCTTTCTCTACCGGTTCAAAAATAATTTCAAATGATTTACCGTCTTTAGATAGGTCAATATTATATTGCTTGTCATCTGTAGAAATAACATTAAACTCATCAGAATCCATTGTAATAAGCTCTAACCTGTTCCATCTTGACTTCTCATCATAAAAATCAATAGAATACTGACGATCCATCCACGAAGGACGGGGAAGCCCCTCCCCAAGCGCACATTCCTCTGTCTTGCTCCAGGCCTTCTGCTTGATGAAGCACGTACATACCGAACAACGATTTTTACCTATTTTCTTGCTTACGTATAAAGAAAGAGGAAGCATAGAGTTAGGGACGTTCTTAGTATTGAATTTACATCCCTCACACTTTTCAAGACGTTCCTTGTACCAATCAGGATAATCTTCTTTTTTTCTTGGAAGTTTTTTTAATATCGTATCCATAAAAGCATCGTATATAACTTCCGCTTGCAAAATCTTTTTCATGACTTATCTGTTAAATTCCTGTTCTTGAATATTTTGTATTTCACTAAAACTATGACCCTTACGAGATTTAAAGATAGATAATTTGTTGTGTTTTATCAACATATCCCCACCTTTTATCTCACCTGAGTCATAAGCATCCTTTATCATCCTTATCTTAATATCAAGGCACTGAAGTTCTTTTTCCTGATACTTAGATAATTTTTCTACCTTGGATTTAAGACGCTCAAGATTGTGTTTGCGCCTCTCCATCTCATGAAGGTTACAAACCATATCACCCACATACGGAAACGATACAGACACGTTATCTGTGTACGTACATAAGTTATTAGCATAAGAAATACTGGCTCTAAAAACGTCACGTATTTGGTTTCGGTCGTAAACGCTCCCGGTCTTATCCATCACATCATCTATAATATGTGACTCAAATGATATAGGGAAATTATTCTTCGCCATCGGCTTCAAAAGTTTTTTTTCTGTAAAATAAAGAAACCAACGCACATTGATCTCTTGAACCCTCCAATACAAAAAGACGGCGCATGTTCTCTATATCCGGGCACAAACACCTGGTCCTGTAATTCCCTTCACGGTCAATCAAAATACCACGCTTCTTCATCTCCGTATCCAAAACCGATACATATTGAAGATCGGTACTGAAACAATGAGAAAACTTCTTCTTCGTCTCATACGAATATCCAAACACAAAATAATAGGCAAGAAGATTTAAGTGCCTCGCATCTATGACATTCTTCTCATTGCCGGAAGCCATTAAGTATCCGTTATAAAACAGAAGTATCTTCTTCGCCATATCTACCGTATTGGAATAAGGTACTAAAAGCCTATAAGCTCTATTACTAACATCTTTATTATCACTTTCTTTCATGAGATTATCGTTTTGATACAAAGATAAGGATTAAGGATTTATAAATTTAAAATTAACGTATTTTATATATATAATAAGGTTAATCGTTCCACATAAAAAGCTATCCCTGCTGCCGGGGCTGTCGGTGCGGTGACACGGGCCTGCCCTGTGCCTGCCGCCTGTCCAGCTTATCTCATGGAATTAGTTTGTAATAACATTTTGTATTTTACTATCCATTTTGTCATCATATTTGTCATCATATGTTGATAAATCGAACATATGATGACAAAATGAAATATTTATTATAAATCCATATGTAGTGTAATAATTATACATAGAAGGGAATACGAATGCGGGAACCGCATGAGTGTTCCCGAAAGTAAATAGATTAAATCCATTTAAGCTATTATATAGTTGAAAATTTATTTTCTGCTATATACATACGAAGTATGTTATATATCCAAATTGCCACTTGCTGAAAATGAGGCTATTACCAACCGCCTTGTGTGTTAAATAATGTCAACAATAATAAAAGCTCCTATCTATCTCAGACCGGAGCTTTAAATTAATATACATGTATCATACATCGTATATTAATTTCTGCTATATTTGCAGAAATTAAAAAACTTAAATATGGACAAAGATATTGACATAATTTCAATTACAATTAATGGTGAATCAAATTTTTCGCTTTTAAGGAGAAATTTCTCGCTTACACCTTCTGAGGCTCGTCAGGTATCGGAAGGGAAGATGGCTATCAGGCAGTCTAAAAACTCATTGATTTTTCCTGGTATTCCTAAATATGCCAGAGATGAGTGGCATAAAGATAGAATTAAAAAGTTTGAAGAGACTGGTGTATGGGAGGCTCCTTCCAATATGTATTGGATGTTCAAGATGCAAACAGTAGCGTATATTTTAGCCAATGCAAACCCGTTTTCAAGCATTCAAGTAGATTATGATAAGTTAGCGTCTGGTATTGTTTATTTTTTCAGAGTGACATATTTTGGTATTACAACTACTCACATAGAGGATCTTAATTATATAACAAATGTTGTCATAAGTGAGATAAGAGAAGTAAAAAGAATAGGGTACGCAAGATATCTCAAGAATGCCAGAGAGAAATATCGAGATATGTTTGTTAGTAAAACCAGGTTTCGTTGTGTTAAAAAAGTAAGGGGAGAGAGAAGATGTGATACAGCAAGAAAGGAGAGGACGAAATCGAAGGTATGTGCTGTAGCTGAATTTATTCTTCAAAACCTAAAGAAGAGAAGGGGGGTGAGGAAGTTTATGACTAAAGATGGAAGATTTAAAATAAATCTACTTATTAAAATTAAGGATTTGATATTTAGGAAATTTGGAGATTATTTGAAGTTCAGAAGAATAAGAGATTATATAAGAGAAGCATTATTATTCCTTAATATAAAAAAGGAACAAATATTAGAAGAATGTGCTATATATGATATGGAGGAGGATTATGACGAGTTCTTTGTTCGAAAACTTATTCGAAAATATAGGCAATGGTCTTATTCTGTATTGGGGCATGTTGTTAATATGGTAATGCCTAAAAATAAAGATGATATGATTATTGAAATGATATGTTAGAATAGAATATTAGAATTTGTTACAAAGCCACTTATCTAATTTATTATTTCTTTTTAATTCTAATTAATTCATTTTATGTTTTATGTTTTATCTTATTTTCATACTTTTGTTTTATAGAACAAAATCAGAAAAATATGGCTATAAGTTACAACAAAAAACTAATGGAATGCGTTCTTCGTTCAGTTATGTCTGAAGGTAATGTCGCTCAAGGAAAGGCTATTAAGTCTATTTGTAAGTCACCTAAACCGCTTTTTATTACAGGGAAAGGAGGTACAGGGAAGACGTTCTTCCTTAAACGTATTATACCGGCATTAAAAAATGCGGTTGTTGTCGCTCCTACCGGTATTGCTGCTGTTAATGCAGGCGGTCAAACCATTCATTCTTTTTTCAGAATCGGTATGCAACCTTACATTCCAGAGATAAGGAATGGCAAGTTTATGGGCAATTGTGAAAACAAGTTCAGAGGAGAATCCGAAAAGATTTTACAGAATATAAAATATCTTATCATAGACGAGATTTCTATGGTTCGACCTGATCTTCTTGATAATGTAGCTGACGTTCTTCGTCATGCAAGAGGAGACAAGGATCCGTTTGGCGGTGTGAAACTTATTATGGTAGGAGACCTGTTTCAGCTTCCTCCTGTGATTAAAGAGGATTTTTTTAGAGAAATATACGATACATCTTATTTCTTCAGCTCTAAGTCTCTTATGGCTTCTGGCATGGAAATGGTTTCTTTTGAAAAAATATATCGCCAGAAAGATGAGAAATTTATCAGCATCCTTAATAAGGTACGTGATGGTCAGATGGACGATGATGTGTTTAGTACGTTAAATAGCAGATGTATTCAGCCTGAAAATAGTGCCGGGTATGTTGAGATCGTTACAACCAACGCTAAGGCTACGGCCATTAATGAAATGAGAATAAATTCGGTACCTGGATCATTAAGAAAATTCGAAGCTATTATAAAAGGTGATTATCCTAAAGAAGCTCCTGTTGAAAAGACGCTTCTTATAAAAGAAGGTTCCAGGGTTATGATCACTAGAAACGGAGGAGAGTATGTCAATGGTTCTCTTGGCGTTGTGTCTTCTATTAAAAATGGGGAGATTGAAGTAGTTCTTGATCGTCCTAAAGATGAAGAACATACCAAGGTTATTATTACTCCATGTTCGTTTGATAAAGTAAAATACGTCAGAAACGGGTATAAAGTGGAGTCTGAGGTAATTGGATCTATTACTCAGTATCCGATAAAAATCGGTTACTCCATAACTATCCATAAATGCCAGGGCCTAACTTTAGATGCGGCGATGATGGACGTATCCAACTCTTTCGAAACAGGTCAGTTATATACAGCTCTTTCAAGAGTAAAATCGCTTGAAGGAATGTATCTTCGTCAACCTATTCCTAAGACAATAAAAACAAGCGATCCGGTGGTAAACGACTTCTACAAGAAAACACTTTCAAACGATGGAATTGTTGATCCTATTCCAATGGAAGAACTTGAGAAGTCAATGATCAATTTGTCAACCGGATCTGAAATAGATTTTGAAGAGTTTAATTTATAAAAAATACAGTTATGAAATTTGGAGAAGCTTTAGAGGCAGTAAAAGAAGGTAAGTTAATTGCACGTTCAGGATGGAACGGTAAGGGAATGTTTGTCTTTCAGCGCCCGGAAGATTGGTTGTCTACTGATACGATAGTTAATAAAGTAAAGTCATTGCCGGATTCGTTTAAAAAGTACGTAAAAGATTATTATGACATAGATGAAACCAACATGATTAAATTCTGTTCTTATCTGTGCATGAAAGATGCTAACGATAATATTGTAAATGGATGGTTAGCTTCTCAATCAGATATGTTGGCTGATGATTGGATGGTAGTTGGTTAAGGTAACTTAGTTTATCACCGCTTTATTTCTTTTTATAAATCAATCAATTATTTGCTTTTAAAAATTACAGTTATGGAAACAAAAGAAGAAAAACAAAAGAAGTTTGTGACAGAATTTGAAATCAATGGAGAAAAGTATGGCGGATATATTTATGCTACAACTTTTTCCGAAGCTGAAGATTTTGTTAGACAAAGAAAAGCGACAGAGAAAGTTGTAGGTGGTCCGTGTTTAGAACAAGAAGAAATTAATCGTCTTTATAACCATTCCTCTTAGAATTTTCAATGATCCTTGTTTGTTGGCATAACCTTGAGATGGTGATACTATAGTATATAAGTACCTAATAAGAATATGATGCAAAATAACATTAAAAATAATTGATTCTATTCTGTAATATAAATGGAATATGTATCTTAGAAATATGATTTATAGATAATATTTAATGTATTAAAAATCATGATATTAGTATATAAGTTCAACATAGGGGAAAATGAAAATATATCATTTTTGTGCAAGATTAGCAACAACTTGTACAATCAGGCATTGTATATTTTCAGAGAAACACTTTCTAAAGAAGATAAGTGGTTGTCCTATTTTGAACTTGATGCTATCATGAAAAATAACCAGAATTTGGATGGAGATATTAATTACAAATTATTAAAGGCGCAATGTTCACAACAAATTCTTCGTATTCTTGATAAAAACATTAAAGGTTACTACAAATCGGTCCAAGATTACAAGAAAAATCCCAACAAATACAAAGAAAAACCAGGTCTTCCAAATTATAAAAAGAGAGGTTCTGAATTTAATTTGTATTATCCGAATCAGAGTTGTAAAATAAAAGATGGAAAAATAATCCTATCAAAAGATCTTTCAATAAGCATTCCTCAATATGAGAAGTATTCTGATTTGATAAAAGATTTCAAACAGATTAGAATAAAACCATTATCATGTGGATATAAAATAGAAATCATTTATGAGGTAAAAGATACTGGAGTATCTAAAGGTAAGGAAGAGAAAGTCGCTTCGATTGATTTAGGGATTGACAATCTTGCAACATTGATAAGTGAGGATTTTGCTGTTTTGTTTAGTGGTAAATTTGTTAAATCATACAATCAATTATTTAATAAAACACTTGCTAAATTAAATAGTATCAAAGATTTACAAAAGATAAAAGGAACAACAAAACGAATAAAGAAATTATATTATGATAGAGAACAGTACATAGAAGATGTCTTTCATAAAATCAGTAGAAAGATAGTTGATTTGCTTATCGATTCCAAGATAACAAAATTAGTTGTAGGCTATAACAAGGGATGGAAACAGAATGTGAATATGGGAAAAAGGAATAACCAGAAATTCACACAAATCCCTTTTGCGAGATTGGTGAGTTACTTAGAATACAAATGCGAATTAGCTGGTATTGAAATAGTTATTCATGAAGAATCATATACTTCAAAATGTGATTCATTGGCATTTGAGAAGATAGAAAAACATGATAGCTATTTAGGAAAGAGGAAGAACCGAGGATTGTTTCAATCCTCGGTAGGAAAACTCATAAATGCAGACGTAAATGGAGCATTAAACATTATGAGAAAAGTAGTCGGTGATTCCTGTGAATCAATTCGTAGGATAATCGATAGAGGGTTATTGTTTAACCCGGTAAGGATTACGAATGTATTTTGCTAAGAAGTACATTTTGAAACTTATAAAGAAATTTAATAAGTTTTATTGAATTTAATATTTTTCATAACATGGCAAGAGTAGATAAAATATTTCAAGACAATTTGGCTCTTATAATGAGCCAGCCGTGGGAAGAGGTAAAGCGACCGGTCTACGGTGACGGGACAGGCGTCAAGGTGAAGCGTATCCTGCAAGTATGCAACCAGTACGATCTTCGCCGGGAATTTCCTCTTGGTTCGCTTAGACCTACTAATCTTAAAAACTCCATAAAAGAAATTTTGTGGATTTGGCAAAAAAGATCGGTAGATATCAAAGATCTTGGTCTTCATATATGGGATCAGTGGGCTGATGATAATGGAAAGATCGAAGGATGTTATGGAGATATGGTGAACAGACATGTTTATATGGGAACCGGAAAAGCTCCAGAGGGTATGATAGACATCCATGATGGTCTTTACGGTTTTCTTAACCAAACAGACTTCATTCTTTGGTCACTCAAGAATGATCGTTCATCAAGAAGGATCGTAGCATCTATGTTTGATCCTGAAACCAATGGACTAAAACCTCTTCAAGAATGTGCGTTTCAGGTAAATTTATCTGTTAAAGGAGATGAGTTGTATATGACGCTTTATCAGCGCAGCCAGGATGCTATTGTTGCCGGCCTATGGAATGTAGCACAGTACGCTGCACTTATGATGATGTTCGCTCACGACGCAGGCCTGAAGCCGGCTATTTTTACGCACTTCATTCAAGATATGCACGTATATGACCGGCACGAAGAGCAGGCAAACGAGCTCCTTCGTCGATCCCTATTCGGCCCGGTTCCACAGGTTACTATCTCGTCTCGTATGGAAGGGAAAGGATTTTATGATTTTGTAGCTGATGATTTTGAGGTATGGAATTATGAACCGAAGGAGCAAATAAAATTCGAAGTAGCTAAATGAAAATAAGCATAGATAGAAGGGTTAAGATGGTTCCTATCATGGAAATCAATGCCGGAGATGAAGTTAATATCGGAGGTTTTGATTATGTTGTTGAAAACATAATTCCATGTAGGAAAGGATCTTATTCAGATGCGTATGGAATTAGGTTGGTCATGTCTTCTTACAAGCATGGCCAACTTGTAAGAAAAGTAGATAGTGTTTTTTCTATCGATTCTATTTTAGTATTTCTTCCTAAAGGAGATTCTGTTGTAGTAGAGTGCTCTTATAGAGAACTTGAAGAATGTTTTCCTAAAATATAATGTAATGACAGGAGAAGAGAAATGTAACAGATGTGAGCAGTTTGGACCGAACGGTCTCACTGATTACCCATGTAAAAGGATTCCATCAAGGAACTGTCCTTGGTTTATAAAGATCTCGGATAAAAGATACAAAAAGATTCTTGCCGATAGAGTGAAAAGAATTAAGGAGAATGAGGAACTTAAGCAAGAGATGATGAAAGATCAGGATCTTGTTGAAGAAGTAAAACAAAATACGAAAAGATTAATGCAATGAAAAAGAAAAATATAAAACCAGAAGAAGTGGAAGTCGTTATTCCTAAAGAAATAGAAGCTATTAACATATGTGGAGATATCAATAGTTTTATAAAACACATTATATATGTCAGCTTGGATAAGGTAAGCAGTGATAGGGCGTTTGTCAATAACGATATTCTGTATATGGTTACATACGCCTCTATAAAAGGTAAAAATATACCTGTTGGTGTATTAGCAAAACAAAAGGAAGCTAAAACAGAAGATATCGCTATGCCGTTTGAGGATGTTGGAAGGGACGTAAATGTTGTGTATCCTATTGAAATAGGAAAGATGTTTAAAGGATTTTACATTCTTAGTAATGGTGCTGTGGCTATTGATTACGAACTTACAGACAATGGAGGCTTTGAAAATGACGATAGCATTGGTAAAATCGACATGAATCTAAATTAGTGCATTATGATACTATATATAGCAGCAGATCCAGGAAAAGATGGAGCCATAGCCTGCATCGATCAAGACAGCAAACTAATATCAAGAATCTCCACTCCAAGAATATCAGCTTCAGGGCCGGTAGACTTGACTAAAGAATATGTTTTTTGCCGGGATACGATCGTAGAAAACAATCCTGATAGGGTAGTATTTGTCATAGAGGACGTCCACGCCCTGTACGGGGTCAGCACGTCCTCTACAGCCTCCCTCATGGAGAACAAAGGCCAACTGCATGGGCTGTTCCTCTCCCTCTGCATGGCATTTACGGACATAAGTTGTTCCGTTAATTTCATAGCTCCTAAAACATGGCAGAAATTGGTTTGGACACATTCTGATAAGGTTATGGAAGCCAGTAAGGTAAATACTAAGAAAACGTCATTAGCTTGCGCTAAAAGGCTGTGGCCAAACGATACTTTCGTTAAAAACGAAAGATGTAAGACCGCTCATGACGGTATAGTTGATGCGATGCTGATAGCAGAAGCAGCAAGAAGAAGTATTTAATCTATTTTAAATCATTTTAAATCAAATTAATTCAAAATTAGATTTTAAAATAATACATTTGCAGTGTTAGATAATCATAATCGTAAGTTTTAAAAATGAAAGTAAGAGTTCCTGGCATACTAATGAATGAGAAGCTTTCAAATATTTCAAAGATGTTTGATAAGGTCTTAAAGGATTGTGTAACATCGAATATAAAAATTACTTTATATTTTGATCATATCCGGATACAAGCCATGAACGAACGTATAACATATACGGATGATATTTTCGATGTGAATACTGATATTTCTTGTGACCAGAAGTTTACTATTTTAGTAGATGCCGGGACTCTTATTTCATTTTTTAAAAATCATAACCAGGATATAGAGATAGAGATTAAAAACGATTACAGTATCGTTTTTAAATACGATAGAGGATCTTTTTCTTCTACTTGGATTGAGGATAAGGCTTTCCCTGATTTCTTTTATCCTGTAGGTGATGGTATTCGTGTTATGAGCTCGTCTTTCATTCAGTCTATGAAAAGATCTTTTGCGTTTGTTGGATCGGATGAATTTAGACCGGCTATATGCTCGATTCTTCTTAATGTGAAGAAGGACTATATTGACATTGTTTCTACTGATATGTTCCGTCTGTTTATAAACAGGAAAGAATATGCTAATGCAGTAGAAGAAAGGTCGATTATGTTAAGTGAGGTCGCAGCTTCTATTTTATACCGCTTTCTATCTGATAAGGATACGGAGATCAGTATTTCCACAGATGGCGTTAGGACGTTCTTATGCTTTGATAATGTGATTATATCGGATATGAACGTAGAACAACAGTATCCTAACTACGAATACGTATGTAATAAATTCGAAAAATCTTCGAGTGTTAAGTTCGATAGGGATTTGCTTATATCGGTTCTTAATTCCATGACTTTAGTGGATAATGTTGTCAATGTTAAGGTAGATGAAGAAAACGGCATAACAGTAATGTCTGAGGATTTTGGAAATAGAAAAAAGATAATGGAATCAATGCCTTTTAATGCGCTGGAAGGCCCGTGTTTTAATTTTTCTATCGGTAAGGAAAATATACTGTCTTCCGTAAAATCACTTATAAAAGGAGATGTTGTTATGGATTGGTCTGATCAGTATAAGATGATAAAGATGTTCAATCCTAAATACGAATCAACATACGTCTTAAATCAAACATTGTATAATCTATAAAAAATAATAATATGGCTTTTAGAGAAAACAGAAGTTTTGGTACAACTTATTATCTGTATATTAATTCGGATGGTAACTTGTATGAAAAAAGTAACGAACCAAAAGAAGGTTTTGTTCAGCACATAAATCCTAATAGCGGTCAGCCGGCGGGGTATTGGAAAGAGTATTATAATGGAATAGTTGGATACATCAACTACATCGGGTTAAAGACAAGTACTTTCTCTAATGGAAATACTGTTACTAATTTCCTTATCGTGTTGAAAGATTACGAGCTTAATGAAAACTATTGTATTTCCATACCTCTCGTAAATCAAAAAGGAAATATCAAGGGCTTTGTTAAGAGCTTCGTAAAATACTACGAAAACATCGATTTCAGTCGTGAAATTTATTTCAATGTCTTTAAGAAGAAGAAAGATGATGAGTTTGGATCTTCGGAACTTATTATCGCATATGCCGGAGTAGACGGAGAAAATGATCAGCTTGTTGAACGTTTTTATAAAAAAGGCGTAAATGGTTGGCCTGACCCTGTTGAAGTTACAGGATTTGATGGCAAGAAAAGCCTCGATTATTCAGCTCAAAACAACTTTACTTATCAGAAGATTACTGAATATTCAAACAGGTTCAATGCTTCTATTAAAGACATCAGAGCCGGTATAATGGCTAAATTAGGTTTAGGAGGAAATACTCAGCAAGAGCCGGTAGCTCCTCAGACTTATACCCAGCAGCCGGCCGAGCCTCAACAGGTTCAACAACCTCAGTCTGTTCCGAGTGCTATTCCGTATCAGAATTACCAACAGCCTGCTCAACAGCCTGCTCAGTATCAGGCCCCGGCTCAGCCGGCTGCACCTGCCCCGGCACCTACTACAAGGAGCACCAAGCCTCAGCATCAGACGCAGCCACAGCCGCAAGCACAGATGCCGAACTTCCCTCCTATGGAAGAAGATGACCTTCCATTTTAATATAAACATCAGCCCAGGAGAATAACATCTCTTGGGCTTTTAAAGATTGTGTAGAATGATGGTAGAAATAGTTACAAGATTTCCCCTTATTAAACTTCGTAGGAAAGTGACAGAAGAAAGGATTATGGCGAAGCATGGGGATAAATTATGTATGATCTACTCAGAAACCAGAGAAAAATATAAGCAAGGAGATGAGTGGGTCGATGATCCTAATGATGCAGACATAAGTACTTTTCGTGAGTGTTATGAATCAACGAAGGATATAAAAAAAGAAGGTATTGTTTATTGTACTATAAAAATATAATTATGGACAAGTTAGAAGATATTGAAAGACTTCTTTCTGAAAAAGAAGATAGCAAGAAGGATACTGTTTCTGAAAAGAACAACAAACATAAAAAAGAAGATAAGGTTGTTAATAAAATACCTGAATCGTATTTGACTCCAGGTTATCAGAAGACTGTGCAGGTAGGTATTAAGAAGCTGTATCCCGATGTCGTGATACCTGAATACAAGCATGATGGTGATGCATGTTGTGATATTCGTGCATATAGAGTGGTGAAGATGGTGAATGACATGGGAGTGGAAATAGATGTTCCTTCCGATTTTGAATCAATCACCTTATATCAAGGTTATTCTGTTAGAATCGGAACCGGCTTCAAGTTGAATATCCCAGAAGGATGGTGTGTGAATGTAGAAGGAAGATCGGGATTCTCTTTTGACGAGGGAGTGGTAGTTACTAACTCGCCCGGTAAATGCGAATTTACCTACAAAGGAGAGTATATGGTTAATCTTACTAAAGTCAATAAAAAACCGACCGTAATCCATAAAAACGATAGAATAGCTCAGATGGAAATCGTTCCACAATACAAAATGGTATTGGAAGAGGTGACAGATATTGAGGTAGAAGACGGAAATGAACGTGGAGAAAAAGGTCTTGGTAGTTCCGGAGTTAAGTAATGTTTAAATATTTTGAAAATGAGCATGTTAGGTTTTACATTCATCACAGACAGCAAGCTGTCAATGTACAGGGAGAAAGCTATTAAATCCGAAAATCTTGCAAAAGAAATTGAGGAAATGCAGGATAAGGCTGATTTTTACAAGGAAAGGCTTTCAGAACTTAAGTCAGATATCGCTTCAAAGGATAAAGAGATTTTATCTATTGGCAAAGATCTTTCTGAGTCTAAGGAAAAGATTGACGCCTTGAAGGAAAATCAGAAGAAGCTGATAAAAAGCGTCAAGAAGAAAACGGAAGAACTTGATGCGGCCAAGGCTGATCTTGACAAAGTCAAGTCCGATCTTGATGAGGCTAATTACAAAATCAGTAACTTGGAAGAAAAGAAAAACAGTATATCATATGAATTAAAAAAGAAATCAAATGCATTGATTGAGGCCAGGATCAGAATCGGAGATTTGGAAAATGAGGTTTCTATTGGAGCCAAGGCAATACAGGAGTTAGAATCTAAGCTGAAATCAATGCAAGTAGAATTAAGAGGCTATCAGATAGGTATAATCGGTAAAGACAAAAACGATGTCGCTGAGCCGGAATTGGATAAAGATGAGGAGTCAGATAAGGATGTGGCAGAATCGGAGAAATTTGATGAAAATAAAGAAGTGAAATACAATACGCTTCTTGATACAGATGTGATTCAGGAAGAAGCCGGTGATATAGTGGAGTCCGAAAACGAAGCTGAACAAGTAAAAGACACTAAAAAGAAGAAGAAAAAAAAGAAGTGAGTTATTTTAATCTTTTTATGTTTTAAAGTTTGCCATATTTTAGGTTAGTACTTAACTTTGCGTTGAGAGAGAGTTTTTTAATAAAGTGAGTATCTAAAATTAAGTCCTATGAGTAGGTATCTGAAAAGATACCTACTTGTTCTATAATTAATCAATAAAATGAGTAGATTAGTAGAAATTAAAGGATATGATGGAGATTATTTTATTTCTGATTGCGGAGATGTTTTTTCTTTTAAATCAGGAAAGAGTAAGATCTTAAAGAAAAGGATAAATCAAGGAGGATACTATTATGTGAATTTATGTAAAAATGGAAAGTATAAATCATTTTGTATTCATAGATTGGTCGGTATTTACTTTGTTGATAAATATGATGAAAATTTAAATGTTTTAAATCATATAGATGGAAACAAATTGAATAATAACTATGATAATCTTGAATGGTGTACACTTTCTTATAATACTAAGGAAGCCATAAGATTGGGGCTGTTTAAAATAAGAAAGGGTGAAGAGTCAAATTTATATAGTGGAAAGATAAATAATGATGTGGCTAAAACGATAAGGGATATGAGAAATAATCGCAATATGTCTTATGGAGAAATAGCCGATATTTTTGATTTATCACGCGCTACCATAATTAATATTTGTAAAAATAGGATTTATACATAAATTTTATCCGGTAGTATCCCCTCAAGCTTATACCTTGTAGAAAGGGTAGTTGGTTACACGTGGGTTCAAATCCCTCCTACCGGACCACTGTCCAATGGTGTAGTGGTAGCACAACAGATTTTGGTTCTGTTAGCGGAGGTTCGAATCCTCCTTGGATAACGATAAGTTTTTGTGGAAATGTTAATTATCTCAGTGTTTGCGGTGTGTGAACATAGCAAACATTAAATAGCCTGGTAGTTAAACGGATATAACAAAAGTTTCCTAAACTTTAGTTCCGGGTTCGACTCCCGGTTGGGCTACAATATGGCCGATTGGGTGAATGGTTTAGCCGGAGGTCCGCAAAACCTTTTATGGCGGTTCGATCCCGCCATCGGCCTCTAAATTAATATAACATGAGAAGAATTTTATATACAAAAGAATTGCTTGAAGGTATAGTAAGGAATGTTCATACATATTCAGATGTATGTAGAGCTCTTGGATTGTATCCTAATTCTGGAAATATAAAAACGTTACATCATAAATTTATTATTTTTAAAATAGATACCTCTCATTTTTATAAATCTAAAGAATTGTCAATATTTAGGATAAATAGACCGCTTAATGAGATACTTGTTGAAAATTCAAATTATTTAAATACTGATTGTCTTAGAAGAAGATTAATAAAAGAGGGATTAAAGGAGCGAAAATGTGACATATGTGGTATTTCAAAATGGATGGAAAAGGATATATCATTACAGCTTCACCATATAAATGGTATAAAAAGTGACAACAGGATAGAAAATTTGCAAATATTATGCCCTAATTGTCATTCTCAAACATTAAATTATAAAAATAAAAAATGAACTACCCAGAGCAACAAATGCTTAAGATCCTTAATAGGGATCTGTTAAGTAATCCGATGTATGTTATTAACAATCTCCATATATATGATTGGGAATCTGACTTCCTGGCCATAACAAGATCATTGTACGCTTATGAAGTAGAGGTCAAGATGTCTAAACAAGATTTCTTTAACGACTTCAAAAAGGATAAAAAACATAAGGTTCTTAAAGACGGCATTATTAAGGTAGGTGGTGTCATAAGCTATCCTCCAAACTATTTCTACTACGCCTGTCCGCCTAATATGATTGACGTAAATGAAGTTCCGTCTTATGCCGGGCTGATTTATGTCGATGTTAGTAAAAATAGGAAGAACGTCGTTAAGGTCGCACCTTTAATTCATAGACAGAAGTTTGATGTAGTGGGTAGGAAACTGGTGGATAAGTTTTACTATCTTTAACAAAGCCCCTGCTTTTAAGCAGGGGCTCAATGATTCTTTTATTCATATATGTATTTTTTAATAATTGATTCTGAGATATGCCAAAAAGTTATTATTATATTTGTATTATAAATGTGGTTAAAAATGATTTCCTACAAATACAACATCTATCATTCAAAGAAAACGAAGTATCTTGACAAGATGCTTCGCGAATGCTGTTTTGTATGGAATCATGCTTTAGCTCTACAACGTAGATATTATAGACTGTTTGGGAAATACATACCAGTTGGTAAGATACAAAAGCATTTTTCCAAAAGGATTAAAAGAAATCTACTTCATTCTCAAACAGTACAAGAAATCCTTCATAGATTAGACTCATCATACAATCGTTTCTTCAAGAAATTGGCCAAACGACCTCCTAAGTTTAAATCACCGGATAAATTCAATTCTTTTGTATTTAAACAAGGAGGGTTTACCCTAAATGGTAATTGTTTAACAATTAACAAAGGAAAGAAACGTTTTAAGTTTTCATACAGTAGACCTTATGAAGGTAATGTTAAACAAATTAGAATAGTTAGAGAAACATGCCATCGATATAGTCTGATAATTATTACAGATCATAATCTTATAAACTCTTATAGAAAGACACATGATGGTGTATCTATAGGATTGGATTTTGGGCTGAAAACTTATCTAACTAAAAGCGATGGTAGCAAAATCGATTCTCCTCTATTCTTCAAACAATATCAAAACAAGATTAGAAAACTAAGTAAGAAATTTTCTAATGCTAAGAAAGGATCTAACAATAGAAGAAGGAGGCTGTTTGAACTACAACAAACGTATCGTAAAATAAACGATCTTCGATCAGATTTTCAATGGAAATTAGCTCATCAGTTATGCAAACAATATGATTATATTTTTATTGAAGATTTAAACATTGAAGGAATGAAGCGTTTGTGGGGAAAGAAGGTTTCTGATCTTAGCCATTCTTCTTTTATTGATAAGCTAATGTATGTTGCTTCAAAGTATGGAGTGATAGTACACAAGATTGACAAATGGTATCCTTCTTCCAAAACTTGCGAATGTGGCTGCATTAATAAAGGACTGTCGTTACGCGACCGCACGTGGGTATGCCCGTCGTGCGGAGCGGTAAACGACCGTGATGTTCTTGCAGCCCGTAATATACTTCGGAAGGGCATTTCCGAATTGGAGAGTATGGGTAATTCCAGTTGCAGAAATGCAGGGGTTCCATACGTTTGTATCCAAGAATCCCATTTGCTTTAGCGATGGGAGTATGTCAATACAATATGCTCACTTGGAAGAAAAGAGCTATTTCAAACGTGTATGCAGACCCAGCCAAGGAAAGAGAGAAGGGCGTGCGTGCCGGAGCTGAGGCTGTGAGGAAGTCGGCCTGGGATGCGTTCAGGGCGCAGTGCCCGCACATTGCTTTCCCCTATGGAAATGAATTTCCGATGTGTGACGATCACGAACAAGATCATCCCATGAGAGACTGCATACTTCAGTGTGAAAAAGGTAGAATATTTAAAAGCAGATTAAAATGAGTACCCCACGTGAATTAAGCAGGATAGCTAATAGGATAGCCGGTAAGATGACTGATGATGGATGGGTCAGCCCCGGTAGGAAGAATCTTGTCTCCGATAAGAAGGTCATGGAATTAATAGATTTGATCTTTAATGAAATATGGAGGGAATTAGATGACGGGAAAAGAGTCCATATCAGAAAACAGATGATTTTAAAAAAGATTTTTGTCAGTAGGCAAAAAGATAAATACTACATACAATGCATAGAAAAAAGGGACGCCAAATAGACGCCCCTTTTCTTTTTCTGTAAGTAATTGTTATTTCATTACTTTCCTTACCAACTTAGAAACAGCTTGCGTGATAGTCCACCTGATGTTTGCATTAACATTGATAGTCTGAGGAGTACCGTTTGCATCCAAGTTAATTACCTCCTTGTCTATCTCCAAGAACGGATCACCTGCTGTCTGGGTAATAACCGTATTAGCTGTCTGACCACCAGCGGCCGTCACCTTAAGAGTATTTACCAGATCGTTTATATTAGTGTTCGCTGCAATACCGGAGAATACGATACTGAAAGCAAATCCCCCTGTTGCACCAGGGTCGTCGGCAATAACAGCACCGTTATTGGTAGCCTTGCCTGCTGCCTGATAGGAGGCTGGTATTTTCAGCGTCAGAGGATGAGACTCGTCTGGAGTTAAGGAGAACGTTAATTTAGTTGAGTTACTTGTACCGTTGATCGTTACAGCACCACCTCCTTTTCCTACTGATGCAGTAGGATCTATTTTTACGAACTCAGCTACCGGAGCTTGGTTTATGGTAGCACTTTTCTTAACATCCCCGGATTCGGCACCAAATTCTACTTGTAACGTACGCTGTACACGACCTTCGTATTTTTCACCTGATACGGTAACCGCCTGATCACCGTCACCTGATCCCGGATTGAAGGTTACAAAACCTATTTTCAATTCTGCCATAATATAAATAATTTTGTAGTTAATTAATATCTTGACAAAGATAGGTTTATTATACGAAAATCATATTATTCATATTCATAAATTAAAAGTTATCTTTATCCCAAAATAAGACAATTATGAGAAGAAGATTTTTTAACAAAATAGGGGGGGGTATTTACCTACTGATAATTTTATAGTTTTTGATAAATCTGTATCAGATCCGGCTAATATAACAATAAGCGAAGACAGTGATTTTTTAAATAGGTTGATTACAAGTGGCTTTTATAGAGTTCTTTGCAAGAGCGCTATGGGAGGAGGAGAGGTTTTTGTATGTAGGTTGAAGGAAGACAACAGCAATTTGTATCTTGATGGTAGTCAGGCTAATCTTACCGGACCAGAAGGTGATGTGATGGTCGTTTTCTTAGAATTTTGGTATAAATGGTATAAGGTGGATGATAATAGATTTCTTTATCATTTTGCTGATCATGATATTGACGGCACTTACATCCATGTCCCGGAATCTCTTGTTGGAGCATATAAAGGATATGTATCTTTGAATGGATTATATAGCTGGAGTGGTGTTAGTCCTACAACTTCAAAATCATTCAACGATTTTGAAGGTTATGCGAAAGCGCGTGGTACCGGGTTTCAGATGATAGATTTTCAACAACATTGCGTGATTGCTATGATGTTGTATGCTAAGTACAAAACACGTAATATTCAATCTGTATTAGGATTAGGTGGCGCAAATAATAATCCGGCTACAACAACGGGAAGCAGCAACGCAACCGGCGGTGCGGATACCAAAAACGAAAGTTCAAAGTACGTTTGCGGCTTAGGTTTGGAAGGGGTTTTTGGTGGTATCTATGAATGGGTTGAAGGTGTAGAAATCAACAACCGAGTTTGGAAAATCACCGACCCAGACGGATCGACTCGCAATGTGAACGCCGGAACTTCCAATGGCTGGATAACGAATATCGCAGCGGAAAACGGTCCGTTTTTCGATGTGGTGCCGACAAATGTTGGCGGTAACGATTCCATGCATTATTCAGATTACTATAGTCAGTCATCAGACAGCTCCCTTGTTTTGGCGCGCTCCTATAGCGGCTCGGATACGAGTAGTGGCGTGGCGTATGCGTATGCGTCTCGCAACGCGTTGGGCGCGAGTTCGTACTTCGGTTCGCGTCTTGCTTTCCGTGGAATCATATCCGAGGTGGCTCCAGAGCAGTTCAAAAAATTACCTGTATTATAATATCATATTTTAATTGTTTTTAAATTGTATTGTTTATATTATTGCGTATATTTGCGATACAATTTAAAAACATTATATCATGAAGATAAACTTTTTAAGCAGTAAAACCTATGTAGGTTCTAAGACAAAAGAAGCTAAAATCAGAAAGCTTTCTATTAGCAAAGATCGGATTATGACCATATCGGTGGACAATCTGAAATGGATGGGTATCGAAGATGCGGTTATTATTGGTATGGAAGAAGGAGCTGAGTTTAAAGGGGTGTTGGATTCTAATTTGTATATAGCTCCTTCTAAGGTAGAAGACGAGAGATCGTTTTTATTAAATAAACAAGGTGAGAAATATAGACGTATTTACCTCCGTGATGTACTGTCTTCGTTAGGTTGGGATATCGGTGATAATCAGTATGCGGTTTATGATATTGTGAAGGTTAAGGACGAAGATGGTGTGTTCTGCCTGGTTCCGAAAGAGATTAAGAAAAGTAAGTTTGAGAAAGGAGAATGATATGGTACAAGATATTGATATAAAATCCAAACGAATATTATTGTTTGATTTTGATGGAACGCTTATAGAAACCGCTTCTGGGAATACGTTCGCTACAGACTTGACAGATATGAGGATTAAGATGGATGTGGTGAATAAGGCTCTTGACCTCATGCAGGAGAACGGTGTTAAGGTATTTGCTATCGTAAGCAATCAAGGAGGAGTAGAAGCTGGGTTTGTTTCTGGAGCTGATATTGAAGCTAAGATAGAATACGTACTGAGGTCCGTACATGATCTGGCGGTAAAGAGAGGCATAAGAGGCGTCCTATATGAAAAAAGGTTGTGTTATTCAAATGACGAACAAAATCCGATGAGGAAGCCTAATACGGGCATGATTGATGATATTCTTATGAAGTGTAAAGACACGGTAATGCGCGGTATGAACTTCAGTCAACTTAAGGGATGTTCGTTAATGGTCGGGGACGCCAGTGGTCTGCCAGGGCAGTTCTCTGATTCGGATAAGGTATGTGCCTATAATTCCGGTATTAACTATATGGATATTACTACATTTTTGGATAAAGATCTTGATTTAGAATATGTATTGTCCAAAGAACATACAAGTGAAGGAATAGTTATTCTAAACAACGATCATATATATATCCTTGAAAATCCATATGGGGTTGGTCTTAATATAAAAATCACTTTAAAAGATTTTTATAAGATTGAAACCGATGATGGAAAAACTGCAACCGTAGATGATGTGCTGAATATAAGGATTGATAAAGATCAGAATTTTAATTCATATAGTGATGTTATAAAAATAGAAACATTAAAAGACGGTAGTATCAAATATACAAGCTTATATCATGAAAGTAAAGAAAACAGCGATAGTTTATCATAAATCGGATTTAGATGGCGTTGTATCGGCAGCCATCGCAACCATGTACGAAAACAGTAAAAACAAGGATGTTGTTTATATCCCGTATTCGTATGAAGATGATGTTAAGAAAGTTGTTGACCAAGTACGTGACTTAGATGTTGTTTATGTTCTTGACGTGTCTTTTGGAGCCGATTCTAAAACTGTTTTCAAAAAGTGGCTTGATGAAGGGAAGAGCCTGATGTGGATAGATCACCACAAGGGAATTATTGAGGACAGTAAGACATGGGGGTTCGTAGTTCCAGGGTTGAGGAGGGTCGGTGTCGGTGCGTGCGCTCTGGCTTCGGACCTGCTTATGGGGAAGGTGCCGGCGATCGTCCGATGCCTGTCAGACTACGATGTGTGGAATAAAGAATCTGGCTTAGGCTGGGATACGGTAGTAGCTGTCCAGTATGCCTTGAGATCAAAAATAAGACTCAATGTATTGATTGCATTGTCGTATTTATATGATCACTTTAAAGAAAACATGAAAGACAATGAAATTGATCTTATTTTTTATGATCTTGCTAAAGAAGGACGTGCTATAATTAATTACATGGCTTGTAAAAACGAAGATGAGGTAAGTAGGTACTCGTTCGAAGCTTACGTCGACGAGGTTAAGGTTATGGCTATGAATACCGCTGAATTTAGCTCTAAGGTATTTGATTCTCTTACACCGGACTGGTTAGACGGTAGAAAAATTAAAGCCCTGATGCCATTTTGTATCATGCCATGTGGAAAAGTTAGGTTCTCTCTTTACGAATGCGTAGAAGACAGCGTAGATTGCTGTGAGGTAAGTAAGAGATTCGGTGGTGGAGGACATGCTGGTGCTGCTGGATTCGTTATAGACGTATCAAGTGACCAGTTTAAGGACTTCCTTGAAAGTAAAAAACTTTTATCGAAATGAAGCGTGAATTATATCAGTTCTATCCGGAAGTCTATCCTTTTAATCTGTGGATATACGTAGGAAAAGACGTATCTGGCATGGTAGAATGTTTCAATAACGATTTTAGTTACGTAGATAATAGCAAGGCTGTAACTGTATCCGTTCCATACGGAGGGTGTAAATTAAATCCTAATACGGGATTTTTGATATGGTTTCTTAATAAGAAAATAATTGATTTTGAAACAGTTTGCCATGAAGCATCCCATGTTTCTACTGAAGCTTTTAATTTCTTAGGAGAAGAAGTAAAAAAACTCAGAACCATTCTCGTATCTCAATGGATGGATAGGGAGAAAGTGCGAGGAAGTAAAGATCGGAATAGCCGAAGATAAACTAATATGGGAAAGTAAATAATTACCGTCGTAAAATAAGTATGGGGAACTTTGGATAGGTTCCCCATATTTTTATGTGATGAGGGAGAGGAATGGTGAAATGTTTATGTGATGGGAGAGATATGAGAAAGAGGTTTATGTGATGGGAGAGATATGAGAAAGAGGTTTATGTGATGGGAGAGAGGGGGTACCTATCACGAACCTCCCGCCCCCGAAACGCGTTTTCTCCCCCGCACCCCCTTCACTGGAAAACCGAAAACGCGTTTTTACCTCAAACCCACAAACTCTCTGATTATCAATCACTTATTTAAATTATTGATAATCAATGTGTTATTATAACATATTGATTATAAGCCGCTTAAATAAGCATATATTCTACATATTAATGTACGCGTATAATACTACTCTCGTTCGTTTTATAACTTGCTGATAATCATATAATAGAATCGAAATTAATACAAGTTAACAAAAAAAAGATAGCATATATATTTGTTGTATTGATAAATGTCGTATATTTGCGTCGTGATCGAGAGAGATCACGAGTTAACATAGTGAACCTATATAGTGTACCCGTTGGGTGAACTATATATGTATCTGTAATTGCCTGCGTTGTGGGTCATTAAATTGAATATCATTTGTTTAACAATTAAAATATATTGGATATGATTACGAAAAAAAATGTAAACAAACTACAGAATGCTGTTATTAAAGAAAATGCTGCAAATTTGGTAGGTGCGGTTAAGTTGTACAACGCTCTATTTTCTAATGGTGCTGATTTGAAAGCTATTTGTAAGGCTTTAGAAATACCGGCAGAATACGCCGTAAAGGTAGCAACCCTCGCCAAAGATAAAAAACGCCTGGTGACGGTATGTAGCCAAATGTTACCGAAAGTAGATGATATCTTTGTTAAGTTTACTTTATACTCTAAAGTATATAAGGATAACAAAGTAGACAAAGAAAAAGGAATTGAAGCTAAAACGGCTGATTGGTGCGCTGAGAATGTGGTTTACGGTAGCGAATATAAAGCATTTGGTTTTACTACTGCCGAATCATTGGAGAATAAAAAAAGTACTAAATGGTTGGTAAAAGAAACCGACGAGTACAAATCCACTTATGTGGCTGTTAAGATCAAATCTTATTCTATTCGCACTGTGGCAAAGTGTGTAAGTGAATACCTCGCACATGAAAGCAACCAGCAGTAACAAGGCACGGAGAGCGCCGTTAAGCTCTCCAAAGGTTTGACGCGTACCGTTAAACGCGTCTGTACGCCGTTGTCAGTGGGTGCACGTCCCGCGTATGCTTTAGACTGAAGCTGACAAAACAGAGAGTTATTTTACATATTGGAGATAGATATACCGGTATCGAAGCCGTTGGCAATTAAAAATACGGTATTGCTGCATGAACTGCACTAAATAAGTGTGGTTTATGTTAGGTATGTTAGTACAGTTTGGAAAACATACCGTTGTACGCGGTTTATCTCCAGACCGAAACGTGTCTTACTTGCCTACACGTAAAATAGGACAAGGCTGTAGATTAAATTACAGGGTATAAACATGTAGCCTACCATGTAGGAGCGTGATATATCAAAGCGCAAGGACACAATCGCCTTTATTTGTGGCTAAGTTGTGTAGCAGACGGAAAATATAATAACAACATAGTACGGGCCTGTACACAAGAACTACGTACTAATTACGGGCTGTTGGTTGTAGCATAAAATTCGTACAGGATAGGAATGCGCGTTCGGTTCGATTCCGGAGCAACCTCTAAATTATAAACAATATAATAACATGGAAAAGAAAGAAATGATCAACGCTTTAACTGAAGCGTTCAATAAATCTAAAAACATCTGCGTAAAAATAACATTGCGTAACTATATCGAGACGGTGGAAACACTCAGTGAAAATGAGTATAAAGAAGCGGAGGGTTTCTATATCGAAGCTCTTAACCGCTGGAGTTAATCATAATTAAAGCATAAAGAAAATGGAAAGGAAATTTAAATCTCATATGGTAGACGTCCGCGGTCTGTCCAGGAAAGAAGCTAAAGAAAAGCGGAAAAGAGCGTATCGGGAATTTATGTTGTATCGTGATCTCAAAGAAGCGTATCATGCCGATACGGGAAAGGACAAATGCAAACGTAAAGTCCATACATCACGAACTTACGTGAAGGAAAACATAAACAGTATTTAAACAGGAGTAGGGTTGTTTCGAATATCGGAGCAGCCCTATTTTTGTATCCTACTCTTTCTATTTACGGGTAGGATATTCTGAGAGTGAACGGCGGATGTAAGCTATATTGGTCTAAAACGAAACTAAAATAGGATAGTTTGGATATAATGCCGGTATTTTGTCTATATCATGTCGTTAAAATTGGTCTAAAACGAAACTTTATGCGGTTTTCTGGCCCAAAATAGGGTTCCGGATTCCGCCTTTTTCGTCTCTATGGATTGAAAATTAGGCTTATTGTACTTTTCTTAAAAATTATGTATGCTTGATTATCAATTAGTTAGGTTTTATAATCCCCGTATTTTCGGACATACTTATTGTATTTTTTTTATTTTATGTGGTGGTTTTTATTAGTAGCTGACTTGTATTTTCTGTCGGTTGGTATTCGCTCTATGTTGGAGTACGGACCGGATCAGTATAATATTGTAATGGTCTTTTGCTTTTCTTTATTGGCTTTGATTATAGGCTTAAATATCTATCTTGATAGGAGGAGCAGGCGGTAGGGCGTGGGCTGAAGGCTCTCTATTCTCTCTATGGAATGATATTATCTCTAAATACCCCATACTTCATGCCAGAGTATAAGCTTGTAGCGCTCTCCGTATGCCGGTAGTGAGGCCGAGAGCGCAGGTTCTATGCGGAAAGCCGGAGGATTAGCCGGGGTTGGAGAGGGGGAGAGGGAGGGCACTCCCTACCAACAAAATTCAATAGATAAGCGTTTTAAAACAGTGTTCTGTAGATCATTTCCACAAAATTCAATATGATAAGGGTTTAAAACAGCATTATATAGGTTCCTTCCAACAGATTAAGGGTTGAGGACTGCATTATGTGAGTATTTTTTTTTAAGCGGGATGTTTAACAATTAAAATATGGATGGTATGAACGTATATGACTTTGCGCCTGACTTAGATTTGAGTAAGGAGGTAGAAGGTTCTATTTTCGGGGTAAAAGGAATAGAAGGCAGTGATGGAATAGTATATGCTAAGGTAGTTAGCTGTGTAGACGTTAAGGATTACAGTTGTGATAGGTGTATTTTTTATGATTGTTATAAGGATAAATGTTTATTATCGCGTAGTGATAGTTGTATAGATGGAGATTGGATTTGTAGGTACGAACAGGCTGCCATAGAGGGGGAGTAGGCGGCGCCTTGGGCTAAGGCCTGCGGTTGTAGGTGGAACGTAGTTCGGAGCAGAGCCGGAACAGTTTATTGTGGAACTAAAAAAAATAAAAAGGAGGAGATAGCGATATGAAAAAGGCATTTAAGATATTTTCTATTATGTTTGTCATAGAAATAGTGCTGATAGCTATTTTAGATGCTATGGCGTAAGTGAGAAAAATTTCTTCATTAATTTTCTTATGCTTTAGACAGAATGCTCCCGTCTGCGAAGATCGGAGCATTTGCTTTATGGGATTCATGGTGCGGTAGGCTGGTTCGATTCCGGCGATCTCACACAACATTAAAATAGGGAAGAACATGTTAAAAGAAGAATTTGAAGAACTGATTAAAAGGGAGGTAAACGAAAATCAGTATAAAAACATAGAAACGGCATACGAGGCTTTGCCGGAGTATATGGATAAGATGTATTTAGCAAGTGCTATTTCAAATGATATTGGGAAAGCTATTAATGTCTTATCGTTTTTAGGATCGCATATAAGCGAGTTAATGGGTTCGATAATAATCGAAAGGCAAAAGGTGGAATCATGTGCCTATGATTTAATAAACAAATCGCATGAGGAGGATGACTTGAAAGCAAGAGAGATTGCCGTGCGATTAATAGGAGAGAGGGAAACAGTGGCATACACAGTAAAAGAAGGGCTGCCATTGTGGGAACAAGATAAAAAGTTTATAATAGAATTAATAAAGGAGGATAGAAAATGAAAGATGGTATTGTATTGCATCCAGAGCATGGGTTGAATCCATCCATAGAACTATGCATAGTATGCGGTGAAGAGATGGGGATTGCTTTATTAGGGAATAACATCAAAGGGCAGGCGCCGCATCATATATGCACGGGAGAAATATGTGACAATTGCAAAAAGATAATAGATGACGGAGGTTGTTTTATTATCGAAGTTGAGGATGGATCAGATCAAAAGAATCCGTATCGTACAGGGAGATATTGCGCGATAAAGAAAGAAGCAGCAAAGAAAATACTTGGACAGGAGCATAGTATTGTGTACATGGAAAAGTCTGCGTACAGTTAAATAATACCACAAAAATAAAGAAAGATATGTTTGCAAAAGAAGAGCGATTATTCATATGGAAAAAGGTATATGAGATGATTGATAGGTTAGAGGATGGGGAATACATATGTGTTGCGTTAAGAAATGTAGTGTTTATGTATTTCAAAACACATAAAAATATCTATGAGTTTCGTTCAGACGAAATGGTGAGAATATATTTCCCGGAATTGGAAGAGAAGATAAGTATGGCCACAGAACCAGAGGAAACAAGAACGTTTTATGGGTGGTTTGGTTGTCTTAGTCCAGAAACGAAGGAGGTAAGGCTGAATATTGTGAAAGATATTATAAAAGAATTAGAATAGTATTTTTGTTAATCTATTTTATTCATCAAATTAAGTTTTGGGTTTTGGCATGTCGGTTCGTGAGGATAGGCATGCCTATTTCTGCATCATAGAGGGGATGACGCGGCGTGCCGGTGCGTATGTGCCGGTCCTGGTTCGATTCTGGGCATCTCACAAACAATAAAACAAAAAAGTTATGAGAATATATAAGAATGATATTATAAAGGCGTCAGCAATAAACACCGGAGCCGACAGAGGCGTGTTGCTGTGTTCAATAACAGATTCAGGCTTTACGTCTATAGCGGGCGTAATATCGGCTGTTAAGGATAGGTTACCAAACGAAGATCACAAGAAGATGGTTTTTGAAATCTTGAATGATACGAAAAAAGAGTACGGAAGATATAATAATTGCGGAACAAAAGTATTGTAATAAAGAGTAGAAAACAATATGTTTATGTAATATTAGTTTTTTCATTTTTATTGAAAGGAGCGCCGGCCTGTGAAGGTATGCGCTCTTTGTATTTGTATAATGCATAAAACAATAATAATATGACAGAGAATAGTATAGACGTAAATATCGTACCTGTAAAGAATAGTATGAAACGTGTTGTGGTATCATATTACCATTATTCACGCAAGGAGAAAGATCGCATGAGTTCCCAAACGGATTACGTTTGGGAAACAAAGAATGAAGAAATGTTTAAATACTTTGAGGCCAGGAGGACAAAAGTATTTTATAGTCAGATTCGTGCCATGTGTAGATTCTATGGCAAGAAAAATGTACGTAAATACAAAAAGTTATGATATTAAAAACGACAACCAACGAGTTTTGTTTCATTAACGTAAGTTTCTACGAAACAATAGCAGATCCTCGTCATTTCTTTGAACAGGATTATGAAGAGATGCCAGAATATGAGGAGGAATCGGATTTTGATTTTGATTCTTATTACAATAAGTTTATTCCTTTTGTACAGGAATGGGCGAATGAGGTAAGTGAACGCCTTTACGGATATGGCGTGAATAGTATAAAGGTAACATCGGTCGGATATCCGAAAGAATATAATTATGGTACTGATTGGATGAACGTAGAGGTAGAGTTTTGTGATGAATGGAGGCAAAAGATGTTATCTAACATTAGTAAGATTGTCAATGATGATAAATGCAAGAAGTATGCGGAGACTAATTACCGGTCGGTATCAGGATACATCTTTTTAGGACCTGAAGATTTAAAGGAATTTGAAAAGGAAATAATAGAAAGAAAGTCGGATTCCGGATATGATGTAACAATATTATTAAATATGTATCTAACTTTGGCTTTTGTAAAAGAATTTGGATTTAAAGCCGGAGAAGCATGGAGTGAAATAACAGAATATGCTTACGGATGTTTATCGTATTCCGATTTTGCAACAACAGAGATGCTTATACCGGAAGGTTCGGAGCATTTATTCAAAGACATTTACACGGCAAAGGCCGACGAATTATATCATCATGTCCTGGATAAATTCGGATGGGCGTGGCGTGATCCGAAATATAAGTCAGAAACAGAATTATGCGCGATGCTAAAGTGGGCAAAAGAAAAAGGCTTGACCATTGAAGAGTTAAGTATTTAATTGTTAAACATAAGGCAGTAGTGGTGCGTGAGTATAGGTGCTGCCGTTAAAATATTTTATAAGATGAAAAAAGAAGAGATTCAAACTATTTTATACACAATCAAAGAAGGAGACAGTATTAAAATCAAAGTACAAGACAAAAGTGAAGAGATAAGACTGCGGGATCATGTAAGAAGAGTACAGAAATACGGATACAGGTTTTGTTTGTCTCATTTACATGATGGAATTTTCTATCTGGAGAAGTTGAAAGAAGGGGATAAGGATAAATACTATAGAGTAATAAACAGAGGAAATGGAAAGACCGGAGTATAATAAGCTACGCAAAATGGCTAAGACTACTCCAGGTCTGATAGTGGACGAGGTGCAAAACATGATGCGTGTATCGCTATACGATAATGGGGAACTTAAGAAGGTGGTAGTAGTAATGAAATGCGATTCTTTTTTACAGTCAAAAAGTAACATAGAAAAGATAATGTTATTATCATCTTCTATAGAAGATAGAAAAAACAAAGAAAAAAATAAAACAAAATCAGAAAATGAACAGAATAACAAAAATAAGAGAAGAAATAGGAGGAAAACAGGTTGATTTGACCTTTTACGGGCGCTTTTGCAGCCTTATCGAAGGTGATAGGAAGATAATACTAAGGGCAATAAAAAACGGTCGTAAAAAAGGCGTAATCGGGGCCATTCAGCCTGGGAGACATGACAGAATTTGGACCACATGGTCTATTGCTTTTGATGATCTGAGGGTAGGGGATACGGTAGAGTTCAGTACATCTGGAAAATACAATCCCGGATTTCATGCTACGGAAAAGTATGTAGGGTGTGTAGAATGGATAAGGGGATCGGAATGTGCGATAAAAACCGGCAATGGAATAGCAGTAGTATTAATTAAACATGTAGAAAGGGTGGTAAAATAATGGATTTAAGGATGTTTATAGACCTATTTCAGGAGATTGAGGTAGAGAACTTGTTTAAAGCGTTAGATTTATGTATGGAATATGTAAGATTAGATTTACATGTGTTTAATGTAGGAGCTTATGTAACGTGTTCATACAGTAATGATCTTGAATCTCTTTCACAGGCAGAAGGTTGTAATGTGAATATGATAATAGAGGTACCCCACTTATTCGAAGCATTCATGGAATATGCTTCACCGGAAATGAAGTTGTATTATGAAAAACTAACAGAGATAGTATAATATGAAAGAAGAAGTAGAACGGATAAAGAAGTTGGTAGGCATAGATCATAACAGATGGGAGCAACCTTGTACATGTGATAAATGCAAGAACATGTGTAAGGTTCCTTGTATTGGTACGCCAAAAGACATAGAGGCTATCATAGATGCCGGATACGCTGACAGGTTAAAAGAAACAATGTGGATGGTAGGGTATCTTGCAGTGAAAGAAAAACCAATAGCGATGATCCAGCCAACAGAGAAAGACGGGTGGTGCGCATTCCGCCGGCCGGACGGTCTATGCGAGCTGCATGACCGTGGACTAAAGCCGACTGAAGGAGTTCTGGCTTCTTGTAAGGTGGTTAAAGAAGACAATGTCCCAACATATGAAACGTCTGTACTTAGAGCAGTAGCTCATGAGTGGGTTAAGGTAGAGAACTTCGCAACTATAATGAGGGTCGTTTTTAAATTTTTGCATGAAAATGAACGTAGAAAATAAATTAGATAAAGTGGTTAATATCCTAAAAGAAAAAGGATTTGTAGTATATAGAAAGGGCGGGAAGGAGCCAGGTGTGTTTTACGCTAAAGAAGGTGACAGCCGGATAGGATTCGTTTATCCCAACAACGGATATATATATGATAGAATAAAAATGTGGTCTTTTTCAAGGATATATAAACCACATAAGAAAACCGGGTCTTCGTGTTTAATGAGCGTCAGCGACGAATTTACGATAGAGAATGCGATTAAGAACATAGAGGATAGACTGTGGGTGAATTATATAAAAGATGGTAACAGAAAACGACCAGAAGAATATAAAAATATAAGAGAATTTGTTGGTAGCTTCACTAAATTCTACAGCTCTGTAGAATTAGTTGAGGTTAAGTAGTTTTCCATGTAAGTTAGTTACCGGCACTGGTCTGCGAAGATAGGCGCCGTTTTTTTATTCAAGGAAGGAGGACAAAGATGGGAAAAAGAGACAAGGAGATACCTTATGAGGTAGTCATACAGGAAAGAAAAAGAGTGGATTTATATGGTAACGTAGTGTATTATATCTATTGGTTTGATAAATATGGGTACAATATCACAAACGAATGGAAATTCTGGAGCAAGGGTCCGAAAAAGAAATACGATAGAGTTAATCGTTATCTAACGGATAGTTGGCTGAAGGAATACTGTGGGAATAACAATTTAAAGATAAGGAGAATAAAGGAATGAAGCCGGGAAAGTATGTTATGGTAACAAACGAGTGCGGTGCTTTGGATATTATAAAAGAAAAATTTGACAATATAAATATAGTGGAATATGGATCTGAATGAATTGTACAAAGAAATAGAAAAAGCAGAGATTGATCTGAATGCAAAAAGATTAAAGTACATCAAAGAGGCATTAGTGGAGAATGGTGGAAGTATAAAGCTAAAATTTAAAAAATGGGGAGAAGATAATAATGCGTTTGACTTTGATGATCAGTTTCCGGTGATAATAGAAATTGCAATGTATGCGTTATGTGAGAAATCCATGTGTTCTGAAATACCGATCGAGGCACTGGATTTTCCACCTATATTTGATGATGATGATGACAAGGTTCTTGATGGGATTGACATATCATCCGATTATGCAGGGAAAGTATTCCGTTTATTGCCATCGGCGGAGATGAATCGAGATAGCGTATTGAAAAACATCAGCAACTTAGATTTGTATGTGAATAATATTCGAAGATCTTATGGAGAGAAAGTGGTGTTATCATTGGAATCGCTTTTCAATTTAATGTTCGGTCAAAAGGATTATACGTTTCCAATACAAGATCTTGTAGAATACAAGAAAAAATCAAATGCGTTTTGGATTAAAAGAATTGATAACCTGTTGAAGTATTATGAAAGAAACCGCATAACATTAACAGAAAGCAGTTTTGAATACACGGTTCTCATGGATGAGCCAGATAGGAATCTTGACATTGACAACATAATGCAAATTTATAATGTATTGTCATTCCATAAACCACAAACACAAATTATAGCCATAGTACACAATCCGGCATTGATTTACAAGTTAAGCAAATTAGATTGTGTGAACTTTATAGAGATGACAGAAGGGTATCTTAGTAAAACTTGTATATTTGTATCTAACTAATTAAAAGTGAAATGGACTGGAAGAAATACAAAGAGGAAAAACCTTCAGAGGGAGAAGAAGTGTTGGCTTATCACCCAAGTTGGATAGATGAAGATTTCAACCCAAGAGGTATAAGAATAGGGTTTTGGAATGGAGGAGACGATTTTAAATCGGCTCATTGGTGGGATTATCAAGATTGTTATATCACAATCTCTCATTGTGATTGTGATGATAATTCTCTTTTCAGTGATAGAATAAAAAACAGCATAGAGCCAGAGTTATGGATATCACTTGATGTTATTACAAATTACTTACCTAACATAAAACAAAATCACTTATCACAATGAGCTATTTTATATTAATGGGAAGAAGAATCCCCAAGCAAGCTATAACAGGCTTCAAGTTCCAAAATGAAACAGATAACATTCGTCCTTTTCTGTCAATCAGGATAAGGGGAAAGGACGAAATTATACCTTTCAAAGATAAAAAGGAGATACAGTCTGTAAAAGCGCATCTGTGTTCTGTCTTCTCCGGATTTGTAAAAATAGGCGACTGGTATCTCAAGATGTCGGAAGTTAAGGAATATAAGCCGGTGACCGCCGAAGACATGAACCCCTACATCTTGTTTAAGACATCTAAGTTCGGAAACATAAAAGTTCGTTTCCCGAAAGATGAAGATATGGATGCAGAATTATTGGTGTTAGATCAACTTTTTGATGTAGAATGAATTATTGATCATATTTTAGAAATCATGACCTGGAAAGAATTAAAAGACAAAATATCCCTTATGACAGAAGAAGAGCAACGACAAGAAGTTGCAGTATGGGGAGAAAATATGAATCTAATGAAAGATTGTTCCTTGGAGAAAACAGACGAGGATATGTACTACAACTCTGAATGGGATTATACTTGTGAAGAGAGTGAATTGGAACCGGAAGACAAGAATGACCCTGATGTACATAAGGTATATGAAGCAGGAATGTATTATATTTATTCGAATTGATTTTAAAAAGATCTGATTATGGCAGCATTAACAACACTAAATATAACGGAAAAGAACGCTAATAACAGTTTGTCTGTAACTGCTAAAGTGAATGTCACCAAAGAAGGAGTGTTTACCACTACCTTGTCAAAAGAAGATGTGGACAAGATTCATTCTTATGGGATCAAATTACCTACAAACAGATTAGGCAACGAAGGATATTTCAATAGTATAGCACTTTCTGATTTGGAAAGTCAAATCAGGGAAGTTCTGAAGAGATGTTTGAGTTATAAAATAGTAGAAGAAGTGCCTGTTATTAAGTATCAACTGGAAACGAATTGCATGTTTTCATATGACAAAAACGGAAATATTGTCCCTAACCCCTCTAAGGAATGGACAGGAGGCGATGAAAATGGAGAATGGAGGGATGGAACTTCCCGTTTAGATGCCTTAAACGCCCAACCTTTCGGTTTTAGTGTTTATGCAAAACCATTTCTAAAAAGAGTAATTGAATATGGAAATGGAGAGACAAAAGTAGAATACAGCAGGTTAAATACAGAAAAAGGAACCTATGCGCACTGGCTGAATTGTGTAACGAGCATATCATACAATAGATATAAACAGGTAATGGAAGTGGAGTGTAACGAATGTACCTCGAAATTATTCGTTGATATGATCAAGTCCATTTGTAATATAAGCGAACAAGTTAAGAGTTTTATCAATCCAGAACAAATAAAAGCAATTGCGGGGTCAAATGAACCGATTTTGCTTTTATCTAACAACTAAAAAAATCATGAGGTGTGTATGTGTTTTTATCTGCTTTCTGTTATGGCTTATTTTTACGTTGTTATTATCATTCACTGTCATAGGATTGGTTATAAGCGTGAGTGATGAATGGCAGGAAATGGGTGACAAAATAATAGATAAACTTTAATAAAATATGAATAAGAATATAATCAACAACGCTCAACTTTTAGAGATTAAAACTAAGATTAGACAGCTTGGAGCAATGATGAATGCATATCAATGCAGGTTTGTGGTTTCTTCGGGTCAATTGTTTTTTGTGGATGATGAATATGCTGGAACGGTTAAACTGACTAATCTTGATAATGGAGAATCTAACATATCATTCCCTTCATGTGACGATGGATTGATAATCAATCCAGCCGATAAGCATATTAAATAATTTCAAAACTAAAAATATTTAAATTAATTAAACAATAATAAGACATGAAACAAGATATAGAATATGCTGTTCCTCTTTTTAAAGCTGGTGCAGAGTGGCGCATTAACAGCGTATGGCATTCTATAACAGTAATTCCAGATTGCCACCGTTTTATTGTGTTTCTCCCTAAGAAATCAACAATAGGATCAAAGAATCCAATTATGGGTATATTGGAAGAGAACAGAACTTTTATATCCAGCCGTCCAGGATGTATTTTATGCAGATTAGATGAAATGGAATCATGGGCTTATTTGGATGATCTATTACCTTAGGTAATTATATACTCAATTAATTATTCATTTTTAAAAGTTAGAGTTATGAGACAAAAAAGGAAAAACACTTCATCCAATTTGGAGAAACAAAAAAAATGTACTGATAAGTATGAATACATATATTTGCCAAAAGATCCGTTTAAGAAGCATCCTAATAAAAAAGGAGAATGTTATTTAATTCGTAGAGGCGAGGTCTAATACCGGAATGCAAAACGTTTTAGGACTTGACGATCCTAATGATAGATCGGGTACAAAATTAGTAAAAATACTATCCTCTAAAGCTATAAGCGACTGTATTCAAGATGGTTATTTATCGGTAAAAGATAAGCCATTTCCTTGTTTTAAAGAAAATAGAAGAATGAATAAATTAAGAAGAAAATTTGAAAGGTTATGACCGACAGAGAGCTTCTTGAAGAAAACAATAAGATGTTAAAGGAAATCCTAAGTTTTGTGAGAAAAGTCGATTCTGTTGAATACAGGGATCATCATGACTTTATGGAATTTCTTAGAAATGTGGCAGCCGATATATGGGTAGAATATACGGAGCCTGAACAAAGAGGTAGATTGTTTAATTTAATAAATAAAAAGAAATGAAAACAGTTTTTGATTTAAGCAGAGATGAGATTGTGGCATTGACAGACGAAGAGATAAGTCTGTATATAGACAAAGAGCTTGCTGGTAAGGGTATTCCAATTGAAGCTAAAAATTGGAATATAAAGAACGAAAAGGAAGTTGTGTACCCGGATTGCGGGGTTCCGATATTTGTCATTAAAGACATAGGTGTAGGATTTAGAAAGATAGAGGACGCTACAGAGGTGGCGAATTTACTGGTCGGGTCCAGGGCTTTTAAAGTGAATTCAAAGTATTTAAACCGATCTTATGAGAGGTTAAACGTCATAAACGAGGGCGTCGTGCCGGCAGTAGAGGGTTGCGTAGGATACACCAATGAAGAATTTGAAAGAGTTAACAAAGAAAACAATGATCCTGAATCAGAAAAAATAGGATCATTTAATAAGACGGTAGAGGAAGCCAACAACATAAGAAGCCGAGTGTTGAAATACGTGGACAAGATAAAACAGGAGCGTGCGTACAACATCGACCTTTGCATGACTTTCGAGAGATATATTGAGATAGCAGATAAAGATGCGGAGCGGGCTATGGCTTTCTTGAAAGAAGCCTACCCGTTTAATGAAGAAACAGAAGTCTTTATCAGGAAAAGATACAATATGTCTATCGGTGTTGACCCGGAAGAAAATTAATTTACATTAAATCATTTTGTTTCTTATTAAGCAACAAAAGACATATCTTTGTCCGAAAAGTAAGAAACATGAAAGAGGAAGAAGAAAAGATTAAAGAGGCTATGGCTGAAGCCTTGATACATTTAGAAGGTTGCAAATATTTTGTGATCACGATAGTAAACGAAGAAGAATGTAGGTTTGATATGAGTCAGCGTATGTCTCCTCGTCAACTGGCTTTAGTTATAAAAGGTATCTTATCTAATAATGAGATGATGATGATGGATGTTTTGCAGTGGTGTTCTGAAAGATTTAAAAACAGTATAGAAAAAGGAAAGAAATCAACTAATTAAATATTAATACAATGAATCGCTGGTTTGAAATTACGGTAAAAGCCGAGATTGATAATATCGAGAACGGCAAAAAAAAGAAAGTAACTGAAAAGTATTTGGTGGATGCCTTGTCTTATACAGAGGCAGAATCAAGATCGTTGGAGATCTTTAAGGATTTGTACAATTCTTTCGAGGTTGTAAAAATTAACCCTATTAAAGTGTCAGAAATCTTTTTCAACGGAGAAGCTGAGTACTGGTATAAGTGCAAGGTGAATTACATTACACTGGATGAAAAGAAAGGTAAAGAAAAGAAAACGCCATGCTATATGTATGTCCAAGCCGGCAATCCGAAAGACGCTGAGGCTGTGTTAACTAAAGGTATGCAGGGCACGTTAGGAGACTGGAATTGCGAAGCTATTGCTGAAACGAAGATCATTGATGTATTCAAATACGATCTTCAGAAGGGAGCTGAAAAATTAGGCGAGAAGAAGAGTGAAGAGTAAGGCTGATGTAGTTTCCAACATAGCGCTTGTTGTGGCGATAATATCATTGCTTTCAGCAGGCGCTTTCCTTCTGATAGTGATTAAGACAGACGAGGTATCTAAATTATTAATGAACGTACCTTATCTACTGGCTTCAGCGGGATTGTTCTTTTCAATAATATCATTATTATTCGAATGGAAAGCAAGGAAAAGAAGCTATACGTCTGCGAACGATGCGGACGAAAAGTGATGATAAGAAGTCATGGCTTATGCCAGGCTTGTAGGAGCAAAGAGTTGACTCCGAAGAAAAAAAACAGAATTACATCCATTAAAAACAGCAGCAAGAAGAAAAAGTTAGAGAACCCGGATTTATCTGGGTTTTTTCGTCTTATGTTGGAGGAGTTGGGTAGCATTCGAATGTCTATGACTGGTAAGGCTATTCATTTTCCTACAGTATGTAACGTCTGTCACATACTTCCAAAAAGGATATATAAGTCGGTTGCCACTTGCAGAGATAATATAGTTTTTCTACATGAATCGGAGCATACGGTATTCGACATGTATCTTGACCGGATGGAATTTGATAAACTTGAAACAGAATTTCCTTTTGTATGGAAGTATGCAGTAAAGAAGGTGCTGGATATGGAAAGCAGGGGGATGATTAAAGAAAGAGGTAGATTAATTATTGAAATAATTGACAGATATGAGAAAGCTTTATAAAATAAGAATAGAAGCTGACAATGAAACTATCTTTTATGCTCACATACAAAGAGAGAGTTATGGCAAGGATATAGCTATCGCAGTGAAAGATAGAGATAAAGATGAAGTGGAAACAGTGTTACATTGTATTAAAGAAGAATTGATTAGAGGAAGATCATGAAAGAGAAGATAAAAATATTGACAGATTTAGGGTTTGCGCCTATGGTAGAAGGAGAAGGAAATACGTTGTTTAGAATGAACGATGTTGTGATGTCGGTGTCAGATCCTAACCAAACACCAGAGCAGTTGAAGAAGGAGGTTATGTCTTTAATAAAGAACAGAGACATAGCAGAAAAAGGTGGACAGGTTCCAGTAGTTGAAGAGCCGGCGCCTGAGCCAGAGCAGGCCCAGAAGGAGGAACCGGAAGCTCAGGCGGAGGAAGCCGCTCCTAACCCTGGAGAAGAAGATTCGAATCCGTTTATAGAAAATCAGGAAACATTAGAGCCATTTTATATCTGCGATGAGTTGAAGAAGATTGAGACTCCTAAATTCGTAAGATTGACATTAGACGATAATCGTTTTTATGTAAGGAAGATGGATGATGGGACGGCCAAGATATATGCTTCGGTAACAACCTTAATCAAAGATGGGTATGTAGATGATAAGACCGCACTTCAGGAATGGAAGCAAGAGATGAAGATGCTTGGTCGCAATCCGGAAGAGGTGGCACAGTATGAAGCTGATAAGGGAACGATCATGCACTACTTATACGGATTGTACCTAACAGGTAGAGATATGGTCTTAAATCGAAGTTTTATAGTTAAGACAGTGCAAGAAGGTAAGCTGAAGATATCTAAGAAAAATCTTGATTGGTTCTTTAACAGTATTGATGATCTTGATGATATGATTGTCAGAATTATGAGGTTTGCCAAATTTTGTTCGGAGTATAAGGTTAAGCCGATGATGATTGAAAGAATATTGTCATTAGAAGACTATTTGGTAGCTACGCCGATAGATGCGATGGTTAAAATGACATTCAAGTACAAAGAAGAAGGTTATTTTGGAGCCGTGTATCAAAGGGCCACAGGGCAGTTCAAAAAAGGTGATCCGAAGAAGGAGGTAAGAGACGTGGAGAAGGAAGAAGTGGTTATTCTCGACTTTAAATCAGGGGGAATATGGGAATCATATGCATTTCAATTAGAAGCTGAAAGAAGAATGGTTAAAGCATGGTATGGGATTGATGCACGTATTATGAACTTTTCTCCAAAAAGCACGAGCAGCAAAGGATATACGCTGAAAGAATGGACAGAAGACAGTATAGCACTTGAAAAGGCGGACTGCGTGTTCCAACAAGGTATGTTGAATCACCTTAGAAAAGATAAGAAGTTCAAAGTGAGAAAAGGAGTGCTGAATATCAATAAGCCGTACAATGAAGAGGATCATACGGTCGTGTATGATATTGCAGAGGAAATGTCTAAAAGATTCATAATATGAACGATATTGTTATTCCTGAAGGAGATTATATAGAAATCGTAAAACCGATATGCATCAATCCTTTTGGTGATTATTTTATTAACATCAAAAGGGGTTCAAGATTAAGATTATCGAAAGATTTGAAAATAGGAGATAAATATGCAATATGTGTACTTGCATCTCATAAGAAATATGGCAAGACCATCGAAATAATAATGCCTATATTGGTCAGAAATACAAGAAGAGTATGAAAAGAAAAATTAGAAGAACAGGAGAGATAATAGAAGTAATCACTTTCAGTAGCTCAACTACAAGAAGCGACCATGACAGAATACAGTTCTATGATAATAATGGGAATGTGATAAGTGAGAGTTTAAATTTTTATCTCGATACCCTTCCTGTAAATGACGAAAACAAAGATGTAGACTGGGAGCAACGTAGATTCGATCTTATTAAGGCTTATTCTATTGAGTTTGTTAAAGCACAAAATAGAAAAGGTGAAATAGATTGCGGAGTATATGTACCAGATGTGGTGTCATGGTCTATAACTATAGCAGATAGAGTCATAGAGGCAATGAGAGGAGTTAAAAATGCTTGATTTTAGAAAATACGAAAACGTACCCCGGTTTCAACTTGACCGCAGACCCGGCAGGAGCCGACTGAAGCTAACCTGCCCGGCCTGCGGGAAAGGCCGGTGCCTTACTCCTTATATTGATGTGGCAACAGGTCAGATTGTTGGAAACGAGTTCGGAAGATGCGATCATGAACGGACTTGCGGTTACGATAAACGACCTACCGGCAAGGATGTAGGTGACAAAGATCTTTGGATTTCTGGGAATAAGTGTATAAGAGCTTATCGTCCTCCTGTAAACCCTGATGTTGTAAATTACATACCTTTTAGCGAGTTTGAGAGGACTGTGGTTCCAGATGATAGAAATACTGTATTTAGATTTTTATCGTCTCTATGGGGAAAAGAAAGGGTATCTGACGTATTTAGAAGATATCATGTCGGAACAATGGACTTATGGGGATGGAAAGGGTGTTGTATATTCTGGCAGATAGATAAGGACTTTGTATGTAGAACCGGCAAGATCATGGACTTTTATATAAAGACCGACGGCCAGGGGAATGAGATTGATGTAAAAAGAGTGAAAGAAAAAGACGGTGACAATGAGCGGCCTCATGTCATGTTTTATCACTCGTTGCATGCAAGGGACTTCTTGTTTAGACAATGCCTGTTCGGAGAGCATCTTCTAAGCCAGTATCCGGATAAGGTGGTTAATCTGGTGGAATCAGAAAAGACGGCTATTATATGCGCTGTGAATAAACCAGATGAATTATTTGTGGCCACCGGAGGGTTGCAGAATCTAAGGCCGGAAGTGATAGATGTTTTAAAAGATAGAAAGACTGTAGCTTTTCCGGACAAAGGACAAGCATTTGATACATGGAGTAAAAAGATAGATGGAATGATGATGAAGTCAAGGATAAAAGTATCGGACTATCTTCAAAATGTTGAAAATGTAGGAGATGGAGATGATGTGGCAGATTTAATAATTAGTAACAAGGTAAAGGAAAAATATCATGAGCCTGGATGTTTATATTAAGAGTAAGAAGAAGGAAGAGGATCGTGAATGGGTTGCAAACATCACCCACAACATGAACAAGATGGCACAAAGAATATTCGTATCAGAAAATAAAGAAACGCTGTACGATTATGTTTGGAGACCAGAAGAATTGTATAGAGAAATATATACCAATGAGATGAAGAATGTACTTACAAAAGGTATATGTATTATGATCTCCAAGAGAAAAAGTCTTTTGAGATACGAGCCGAAAAACGGATGGGGGTCTTATGATTCATTTCTTAAGTTTCTTATCGAATATAAAAAGGCGTGTGAAGATCATCCGGGTTATATAATTGAAGCAAGTAGATAACATGGAAAATTACAAAAACACTTTAAACGAGGTAGTGGTGATCGAATCATCACCAGAAACGTATTTTGTTTACGCTATTCGTAATGCTATTCGTATCTCTAAATGTGCGTATCCTACTGCCAAGAAAGTAATATTAAAAAGAGAAGGGGTGGAGATTGAGATTTCCGAAGTGGAAACCGAAAAAAGCCTATATGATAAGTTTAAAGAAGCTCAAAAAGATAAAGTATGGAACTCTCTGAAAAGCAACAACGGGTTTTAGCCGGAGAAATATGCCCTTATTGTGGTAGGGAAACGAAGCTGGTTAATGCCGACGAAATATATAAAAGAAAAGGATTAGGCATGGTAATGATGTGTAAGCCGTGCAATGCTTATGTAGGTGTACATGGTACCGGTCCTAATAAAGGTAAGGCGCTGGGCAGGTTGGCAGATGCTTCGCTCCGATCTCTTAAGATGAGGGTTCATGCTGAATTAGATAGGTTATGGGTTACACCGGAAGAAAGGAAGAAGATGTACGAAGACCTATCTGAGTTTCTAAATTTACCTCCTGAATATACACACATCGGTATGTTCGGAGAAAAGACGATGGGGAAAGTATTTCAGTTCTGTCATGTAAATAAAAGCCGGTCCGGTTCTAACATTGAATGGCATAAGCCTGGTGATGAATGTCAGAACAAAAACAGTAAGATCGTATGTGGAAGTAGTGCCTGTCATGGCTGCCCATCGTACTTACATCATGACAAAGATGGGTATGTTTGGTGTGACCCAGATATGAGTTACGGCTTTTTAAAGTAGGAATCTGTTAATACTTATCTTTGTATCATTAACTTTTAAAATACAAAGAAATGGGACGTTCAACAGAGTACTACAGGACTCATCCTGAAGCCAGGAAAAAAAAGGCTAAAAAAGATAAGGAGATAAATGCCAGACCAGAACAGAAAGCCAAACGCCGGGAGCTTGGTCGTAAAAACTACGAAACGGACAAAAAGAAAGGCAAGGGCTGGAGGAAAGGTAAAGATTGTTCTCATACCAAGAACGGTCTTAGGTATAAATCAGTAAAAGCTAATAGGGGGTCCAAATCGGATACAAAAGGTGACAAAAATGCAAGAGGAGATAGCAAATAGGATAGATATAAGAAGGATATTCAAGACCTCTAAACAGGTTATGGAAGAGGCGTATGAGAATATCTTAAAATACAGGCGGGGAGAGCTTATCCCCGCTAAAACCGGATACGATTATATTGATGAGGCTTTGCTTGGAGGTATTTTTCCTCAGCATGCTATTGCCATAGGAGCCCGGCCATCTGTGGGTAAATCGTATGTGGCCCAAAAGATATTGGAAAATGTAATGAATCCGATGATCAACCCGCAAGCAGAAGATTATTTTCTTGTCAATTGCGAGTTCGAAATGAATCCTCAAGATCTTCTTCTTCGTAGAATGAGCCAGGATATGAAAAAGAGGGCTCCTGAAATATTAAGAAGGCAAGATTCTAATACAGTAGAAGAGATGAGGATGTTTGAAATCCTTCAAGGTGAAATCAGAAATAATATAATATACATCGATGCTCCGTGTACGGTAAAAGAGTTTGAGGCGGCTGTGTATCATATAGCTACCAAACACAAAGACAAACGTCTTATAATATTTAAAGTCGATCATATTGCTTTAATAAAAAGAATGGGATTAGATCCTAAGTCGGCTATAGATGATTTGGTGGCGGTTATGAATGAGGCTAAATTAGTATATAAAAACATATTTTTCCTCATTATATCCCAATTCAACAGAGAGATAGAAGGAAGGATAAAAAGCCCACAAGAGCAACCTCCGCGTCTTTCTGATTTTTACCAGTCTGATACGCTGGGTCAGTTATGTACGTTAATGATAGGTTTGCATAATCCTCGTCGGTACGGACTGGATAAGTATATGATATTTGGGAAAGATTGGTATCAGACTCTTGATAGGTTTAAAACTGAAAACAAAACATCATTCAGGACAGCCGGACTGGTGTTTCATCATATACTGAAGGTAAGGCAGGTTAGTATGGAAGAGCTTACTAACACAATCCACCCAGAGATTCTGCCGGGGCATGGATGGATGTACGGGGAGGGAGGTACGAAGTTCGTGAACCCCAACCAGCCGCCGACGCCGCCCAAGCTCTATACTGTGGAAGACGTTACGGACAATCAAGAACAAGAGACAAAGGAAGAACAGTCAGTATATTAAAAAAAAGAAACGTATGAGACTTACTGTAGAAGAAAACGAATACCTGATAAGTAAGTTCCTTTTGGTTCTTACCGAATTTGCAGGGGATGAAAGAGAGATGTTTTTAATCAACTCCATACACGACAAGGCGGTGGCGGATATGAATTATCGTCTTCCGTCTTTAATAAGCAGAGAACGCAAAAGACGAGTCATTGAGCTCCTTAAAGAAGGAACCAGAATAATCAAGGACTTTTCCGGCTATGCAGGTGATATGGGTATGATTAACGAATACGATCGTCTAAAGAAAGAAATAGGAACCGTCCAAGATCAGCTTGGCGACGTAGAAGGTCAACTTCGGGCAGCCGGCGAAGTAATCAAGAAAGAGCTTGATATGATTGCTGACCGAATCAAAGAAGATCTTCTTGACCGAGAGCTGGCTAAGAGTAATGCCGAGGCCGAAAGAAAAGCCAAAGTAGATCCGAGATATGAAGTAGCTTTAGGTGATTATAAGGAGATGCTGGAAGTGATTTTTACAACCAGAAACAAGTATTCTACGGTAGATTCTGTACATGACGATCTTCGACAGTCAGTATCTACCGGTAGAAATTCGATTATTAAAGAAGGGTACAACAGTTAAAAACAAGGAGGGAATATGGAAAAGAAGGAATTTAAAGTAGGAGAAGTGTTTACTGCCGGACTTGTAAGATTAAAATGTGTGGAAGGTGATACATGCGATAGGTGTATATTCGAAAATTACAATTATTGTTCATGTACAGACATAATTATTGGTCCATGTGAACATGTTGATAGACAAGATAACAAGAATGTTATTTTCATTAAAGCTGATTAAGAATGTACATCAATTTCAGACAACTTGCAGCATCAGACATGACTCCTAATGATCTTGCTAATCTTCTTGCCATAAGACAGAAGGATTCGGTTATGATCGAAGCCATGCCGGAAGAAGATGCTGGGAGGTATATAGAGCTTGGCCTGGTTGAGAAATTAAAATCAGGCGTGATGAGATTAACCAACAAAGGAACGTCTTTTGTAAATTATATAGAGACACCGGAAATGACAGACGAGGTTCTGGAAACGTTGAAGATTATGATAGGAATGTACGAATCATATTCAAAAGACATAGGTGTCAGCAGAAAAGAAGCAGAATCCAGATTGTGTTGGTTTATGGGTAACACCTCATTCAAGAAAGAGGTCATACTTCAGGTAACGGAATCTTATATAGCAGAGTCAGGAGATTATACAATGAGCTTATGCAACTTCATATGGAAACCACCTTCTCAGGCTTTTTCAGTACATATGAACCTTAAAAATTCAAAGCTCTTTGACTTAATAGCTGAAAAATTTAAGATCGCTACCGAGCCTTATTTGGAGTCTAAGAAGAATAAGGAAATGGATTGGTTGTTTGCCGTATCTAAATTGCCTACGCCGCCGGCTAAAGGCAATCCGGATTATTTGTTTACCGGAAGTTCTGAAACAGACAAAGAGCGATTGAAAAACATAAAAACGTATTTATTTAACAAAATTAGAAAGCAATGGAAAAAGTAAGAATCAGAAAGATAATAGAGGATATAATTATTACTCAGTTTCTTAATTCGGAAATAGATATAGTTCATGAAGAAGATGTGACGTTTAAAGAACTTGGATTAGATTCTATTGATCGAATTGAGCTTGATGTGATGGTGGAACAAAAATTCAATATTGTTATTATTGATTATGATATGGAGACCATCAAAGATATGACTGATCTTGTTTACAAAATAATAACAGAAGGGTATGGGAAGTGACATAATTTTATGCATGGCTTTAATAGCGTCATTTGCTTTTGTTATACAGTTTTTGTTATCGATATTAGGATCTGATCTGGATACGGATATTGACATTGACAGTGCTTCTGATTTAAGTATGTCTTTGTCGGACATTATATCATTCAAGGGCATAACACATTTTATTCTTGGATATAGCTGGACTACCTACTTTTCGGGTTCCCATTTAGTAGGGGTTGTGATAGGGTCGTTTTTCTTTATCGTTTTGTTTTACGTATATAAGTTACTTCTTAAGTTAAAGCAAGAAATGGTGTACGAATGTCCGGAAGATTTAAACGGAAGAGAAGTGGAGATAGTATTTAGATCAGGGAAGAATCATTATATGGTAAATATTTCGAAAAATGGAAGACAAGAGCAAATGAGAGTAAAATGCTTGTCTGGAAAAACCTACAAAAACGGCGACAAGGCGAATATAAAATATGAAGAAGGAGAATTAAGTATCTAATTTTTTTATCAACAATTAAATTTTAAAAGTTATGACAACAATCATGTACGTGTCAGCTATCTTAGCTGTAGTGATTATTTTGACAATCATCGGAGTCTTATCAAGGTATCGTAGATGTAAGCCTAATCAGGTCTTGGTCGTTTATGGTAAGACAGGTGGGGAAAAGAAATCGGCGAAATTATATCATGGTGGAGCGGCATTTGTCTTGCCTATTATTCAAAGCTATGATGTTTTGTCAATGGAGCCTATGCAAATAGATTGCAAGCTTACCGGTGCTTTGTCATCTCAGAATATTAGAGTAGATGTACCTACGACCATTACAGTAGCTATCAGTACAAATCCCGAAATCATGCAAAATGCGGCAGAAAGACTTTTGGGGATGGATACCGAATCTACTGAAAATCTTATTACGGACATCGTTTACGGTCAGATGCGTTTGATTATTGCTGAAATGACGATCGAAAAACTTAATTCTGACAGGGATGAGTTTTTGGATAAGGCGAGAAAGAACATTGATAACGAGCTTAACAAGTTAGGTCTTTACCTCCTGAACATCAACATCAGTGACATCAGAGACGAAGCCGGTTATATTATGAACCTTGGTAAGGAAGCTGAAAGTAGGGCTCTGAACGAGGCACAGGCTAATATCGAAGAACAGGAGAAGCTGGGTGCTATTAAGATTGCTGTACAGCAGAAGGAGAAAGAAACGGCTGTGGCTAATACCAAAAAAGAACAAGAGATTCAAATTGCTTGTACTGAAAAAGAAAAGGAAACGATAGTAGCTGAAACGAAGAAAGAAAAAGAAATAGCTTTAGCTTTAACCGATAAGGAGAAACAGATCGGTGTAGCTCAAGCAGATAGAGACAGGGCTGCGGTTATCGCAAAAACTTTAACCGACAAGGAATCGGCGATCGTAAGATCTAAGGCAGAACTTGAAGTAAATAAAGCCGAGGCTGAAAGGATGGAAGAAGTCGGAAAGAATAAGGCTGAAGCTGACAAGGAAGCAGCTATAGCAATACAAGACTCTGAAGCTCAGATTAAGAAGGCTGAGGCTGAGAAAAATGCGTCTATAGGATACAACAATGCCCAGAAGGAGGTTGCTGTGTCAGTATCAGAACTACAGATTATCAAAGCTCAATCAGAAAAGAAGGCCGGAGAAGAAAAAGTTAAATCGGAAGCGGCTGTAAAAACGGCAAAAGAGCTTGCTGATAAAGAAGTGGAAGAAGCTAAGGCTAAGAAAGTTCAGGCTGCGCTTAAGGCTGAAAAGATTGTGCCGGCTGAAACCCAGAAGGAAGAGGCTATATTACAAGCTGATGCTGAGGCCGAGAAGATCAAACGCCGGGCTGAGGCTGAGGCAGCAGCACATTTGGCAAAAGCTGAGGCAGAGGCAAAGGCTATTCAGATGAAGCTGGAGGCAGAAGCCGAAGGTAAGAAAAAGTCGTTAATGGCAGAAGCCGACGGATTTAAGGCTATGGTGGAAGCAGCAGAATCCAATCCTCAGATCGCCATTCAGTACAAGATGGTTAATCAGTGGAAAGAAATTGCTGGAGAACAGGTTAAGGCGTTCGAGCACATCAATCTCGGAAATATCACGGTATTTGACGGTGGTCAAAACAGCACCGGTAATTTCCTTAACAATGTTGTCAAGACCGTCGCTCCGGCATTGGGAGTCATTGATCAGCTTCCGATTGCAGATACTTTAAAGAAATTAAAAGGAGATGACAAAAAATAAATACAATGGCCCAAGGTTACACTTGGGCCTAATTGAAGAAATAAAAGCAGCATTCATAGATTTCCTGCCTGCGGGAACAGTGATTTTAAGTGCTTTACTAATTACGATATTTTTAACATGGATTTTGGACAAGATTTAGAACCAGAAGAACTGACCAAGCATTATGATCAGTGTTATGGAATTGATTTTGAAACAGAAGAAGAGGAGGATGAAGAGTATGACTGATGAGGAATTTGTATTGGATAATAAGAAAAAGGTTGTTGTAAGAAAAAGAATATCTTATTTAAGCAAAGGTGATAAAGTGTGGATCGTGTCTTCCGACGGGTATCTACTACACACGGACGTAGTTAGAGCCGACCGGGGCCGATCTTATGTGGATATAGACGGGATACTGTATTGGAAGCGAGGATTAGATGGCAAACATCGTAATCGTAATAACTACATGCAGTTTGCCATGACACCAGAAGACGGTAAGAAGTATGTCATATATTACCCGGAAGGATTTAAAGACAATGACTTATGATGGTCCCAGAAACGCATTTGCTATATAAGGAGTTTAATGGTGTGAAACGTCTTGCCATTTCTTATTCCCAGATAGATACGTTTCTTACTTGTCCAATGAAATGGTATAAGACTTACGTAGAGGGCAAAAGGTCTACAGAAAAACAAGAAGCTACGTCTTATGGTACGGTTATTCATAAGACACTGGAATACTTCTTCAAGAACGGAAGGCAGCCTTCTGGCAAAGACCTTGGAGAAGCAATAAGTTACTATGCTTACCAAGAAGACATACCTTGGCAATCACCGGAAAATATGATGATAGCCATGAAACAATCTGGGGAACTTCTTGCTTGGATTGTGGATCTGTTTAAAAAAGACGGCAATAGGTTTATGATAGCTGATAGTGATCTTAATCCTTGTGAGAAACTTATCAGACACGGCGCTATAGTTGGAGTCGAAGAAGATTTTGTGCTGCCGTACCGCCTTCCTAAGCCAGTTGACATAAATGGGGTAATTCATACCCATGTGTACATAGTAGGATCAGTAGACCTTCATCTGGCTATAAAGAGCAAGAACGTAATTCACCATTATGTCATAGATTGGAAATCAGGGAATAAGGTTTTTGATTCTAAGAAGTTGGAAACGAATTTACAGCATCCTATATATTCGTTTTACATCTATAGAAAATATGGTGGAGTTCTGCCAGATATGAACATCTATTTCTTTACCAGGACCAGACAGTACCAAAAGGTTAAGGTGGATGAAGAGCGTAAAACAAAATCTATAGAAATGCTAAATGACACTTTATCTAAAATGTATGATTTTGAAGATAATAGTGTAAAATCATTTCAAGCGTACATCCAGGGAGCAGAAGGAGCCAGATATAGCAAGCGGCGTGCCACCCTAAGCCAGCCTGTTTCGCAAAACAAGCTACCCTGCCCGTCAGCACTGTGTTATTATTGTGACTTTGGATTACATAACAAAAACGAATGCCCTTTCTCTTCAGATTGGGATCCGTCTAAAAAGATAAAACGATGAAATACGAGGATGTTCAAAAGTTAAGAACGAAATACCGGCAAGATCCGGAAGTTATAAACGTAGAATACATGAGAGACGTTGCTGTAAGATGCGGGAATTTCAAGAAAGCGTTTGAGCTTCAGGAGAAGCTGGAGGATATATGGTTCAACTATTTAAAAGGAGTGTAATGAAAGAAGATCTAATATGTGGAGTAGCGATCCTTTTGTATTTAGTTTTATTATACTTACTCACGACAGCTTTCATAAAAACAGGTAGAGCAGTAGAGCGTTATAAGATGAAGAAGAAAACTGACAAAATCAAAGTAGGTCAAAGATACGAACATAAGAGCTACTTTGAGGATCCATTTGAAAGAGGCAAGCATGTGATTAAGATATTAGACATAAAAGAAGGGTACGCTCTATATGAGTACGAAGAAAAACTATATATACGTTCTTCTGTGAGTCTTGAAGATATTGCTAAAATATATGTTTTAATTACTGATATAAAATAAGGGATTATGGAAAAGAAAGTCACAATCAAAGAAGGAATGGATATTTTTTACAAAAATGCAGGGAAAGATATATGGGTCTATATTGGACTTTTTGGAAATAAAGTGCTATCCATTTTAAAAAACAAAGGTGTTATTGCATGCGAAAACGATGCTGAATATTGCGTGTTGATGGATGGAGAAGATCATTTTATAAGTATAGCAAAAGACATGAGTCACGACTATTGTTGTGAGTACGTTGTAGAAAGAGCAGAAGCCTACAGAGACTACCCCTCCAAAGGTGCTACATGCAGTGTATGCCTGTTTGAAGATAATGAGAATAAAGCAAGGGAGATGTTGAAAGAGGCGATAATAGAACTTTCAAAAAATAATATAATAGATTGCGATGGGCTTTGAACTTAGACCTTACCAAAAAGAAGCAGTAGATGCCGGGCTTAAGTTTCTTACAGGAAGATCTAAGAAGCCTGGCATAATCGTAGCCCCATGCGGATGTGGAAAGAGCCTTCTGATATCCAAGATAGCACATGAAATAAATAGACCGACATTAGTATTACAGCCCTCAAAAGAGATTCTGGAGCAGAATTATGCAAAGGCCGTATCATTCGGTTCTAAACCTACTATATATTCTGCTTCATGTGGTATAAAGGAGCTGTCGGCTATGACTTATGCAACATTAAAGAGCATAAAGAAAGATGTAGCGAGGTTGAAGGATATAGGGATAGATACCTTATTGATAGACGAATGTCATTCAGGATATTCTCCTGAAGAAGGTTCTGAATTTATGGAGTTTATGAACAGGTTCCCAGAGGCGAAGGTACTGGGCTTCACCGCCACTCCCTGCCGCCTCCGAACCTACAGTTCCATGCTGGAAGGGAACTATAGCAAGCTCAATATGCTGACGAAAGACGAGCATAACTTCTTCAAGAAAATAGTTCATGTGACTCAAATACAAGAACTAACTTCTCAAGGGTTTTGGTGTCCACTTAAGTACGAACGATGGTCGTTTGATGAATCGGCTCTGATGTTAAACAGTACCGGAGCCGAATACACCAACGAATCTATTAAAGAAAGTATTGTACGAAACGGCTTAAACAACTCTATCTACAAGCGCCTTCTTCAACTTATGAACGAGCGTAAAGCCATTTTGGTTTGCATGGATTCTATCGAATCATGTAATAGAATATCAGAGTTCATGAATGCCAGGATGGGAGCCATAACCGGTGTCGTAACATCGCTAACAACCAAAAAGAAAAGAGAGCAAATCATATCCGATTTCAAAGAAGGTAAGTTGAAGGTGGTTTTTAATTATTCAACGCTTGCTACCGGATTTGATTTTCCTGAACTTGATTGTGTGATGTTTGGTCGACCAACTTTCTCATATTCAACTTATTACCAAATATTAGGCCGCGCCGTCCGCATCCATCCTGACAAGAAAGAGGCGCTGATAGTTGATTGCTGCGACAACATGAGACGCTTTGGTCGGATAGAAGACCTGACAATCGAGCAATTCCCTTCTAAGGGCTGGTGTATGTTTGCTGGCGATCAACTTCTGTCTAATATAAGGATGGGTGATATTATTACCAAAGACGAGATCCTTCGTCGGGCAGCCTCGCTTAAATCTGTGAATGGAGATGGTAGGAGAGAAGACGATCTTGATAGTATAATAATGTGGTTTGGAAAATATGAAGGAATTAGATTCAAGGACATACCGGTGTCGTATTTTAGGTTCTTGGCTGAGAATATGGCAGTAAAACCAGGAGATAGAAAAGAAAAGGTTATAGAATATTATAATAGGATAAAAGCATGAACAACAAGAGAAGAAAAAAAATATCGGATGTTATTAACAACGTAAATAAGTATAAAACAGATTTTGAATACATCAAATCAAAGTTATCGGAGTTGAAGTGCAACATAAATTCAGCCAAAGATGATGTTGATATGATTTTAGACGAAGAGACTGAGGCGAGAGATAATATACCGGAATCGTTACAAGACTCAGAAAGATATTGGGAATCAGATCAGGCTGTAACTGATATGGAGGAGGTGGTTGATGACATGGAAAGTATTATAAATGATATAGATGATGTGATTTCAACCATAGATGGGAGCATTAAAACCATAAATGGTTCTATTAAAGTAAATTTGGAAGGAGTAATATAAATGAAAACAAATGAATTAAGGGAAATACTTAAATTGTATGGTCTTCAACATGATGTTGTTATCAACAAAAGTTCAAGAAGGTATTCTATTATCTTAGATAATAACATAATAGGAACCAATCACGACAAAGAGAGGATGGTTGTGTTCCGTCCTATACCGGAAGGGAAAAACACATTCTGCATGGAGCGAGATAGGTTCTACACGGAGTTTGAAGAAGTTTTTGATGATGATAAAGCCATAGAAGCCGTAAGACAATATTTTGAAAACAATAAAAACAGAAAGTCATGAACGAAAACGAAGTATTTAGATTCAAGGTCAGAATAGCTATACCCAACCTATCACGTGAGAACAAGGATATGATAAATAGCATCCTTGATGGTATCAATAAAAAGGATGAAGAAGAAAAAGGATATCTCTATACCGTGAGAGTAAAACTAAACAACGGAAAGGTTGTACATGCTACTTTATTTTCTAAAGACAAGAAAGGTCCCACATTTGAAGACTTAAAGAAAGAGCTTGATGATATGGGAATTAAAGATGATGATTATAGCGATAACGGCATAATTATCATTAACCGCATTGTCATGAGCGGAGAAGAATTTGACCGCTTTACAGGAGAATGATGGATTATATTATTATATCAAGCGATTAAAACAACGATAAAACAATGGAAAAGATGGACAATAATACTAAAAACATCCTTTATCCAAAAGGATCTATTTTTCGCATGTTGGAAAGTGATGTAATCAGTTCCGAATTAGAAATAGCCAGAGGAGCTATAGTGGAGGCAGTATCAGACATAGAGGTAGATGATGAATATGCGGAGGTTTGTTGCAATGGAGAGACGTTTATCGTAGGAACGGACATTATGGGTATTATTCCTGTCAAAGTATCCATAGAAAACAAATCGGTGAAAAATGACATCATAGACGACAAACTACGATGGGATTTGCTTCCTATGGAAGAGATTGAAGACATTGTAAAAGTCTATCATGCTGGCGCCAAAAAGTACGGACCTAACAATTGGCAGAACCTTGACAATGGGTTTGAACGGTATCGCGCTGCAATGTTTCGACATATGATGGAATACATGAAAGGAGAAAGAATAGACTCAGATACAGGAGCTTTTCATCTTGCACAATGTGCATGGAATTGTATAGCTATGCTGTGGTATGATAAGCACGGGAAAGGATTAATACCATTAAATAAGGAGGAAAAGAAATGACAAAAGAACAAATGATTCAACAGTTAGACACAGAGCTTGATGCAATGAACAAACATAGAAGTAATATTGAAAGAATTAAAAAGGAATATTTCGATTCTGTTTATGGATTCAAGAAGGGAGATAAAGTGAACGTTCTTTACAAACGTTCGAAAGAGCCTCTTGTTGGTTTCTTCAAGAGCGTTCAAATCATGAGTGCTGGAACAGTCATATTTACAATCCAGGAAGTTAATAAAGAAGGAAGACCTGGAAGAGGATCTTATTTGGTGTATGAAGACGATTTAAGTGGAATCAAAAAAGTAAAATAATATGATCAGAGCAAGATTTTACATTAGAAAGGATGACTGTGACAATGATTACCGTCCAGTTAAATGGCCCATAAAATATCCATATTGGTGTAGTGCAGAATCCAGTAATTCATTTGTATTGGTAGCGTATGCTGAAGACGAAGACAGTATAAAAGAACTGTGGCCGGAGGCGTATGATATTAATGTCTTAGAGAAAGATACCGAAATTAGATTCACATTAAGATTTCCTAAGCCGGAATGGTATGAATTGTACGAAAGGGAATTAGAAGAATGTGATAGATTTATATGGGTTACGGATGCGTGCCTGAGAGACGGTATAATAAGAAAAGTAAAAGCTAAAATAGAAGAGTATGGCGGTCTTTTGTTAGCCGACATCCCCGATAGGTTCGCTCCTTATGAAATAGGAAGGGATGCTTTTGAGAGCAAAGAAGAAGCTCTAAAACATGCAGAGGAACGGAGAGCGCACCTGATCGAATCTATTAAGAAACAATTGAATAAACTTGAAAATCTAAAATTTGAATGCGATGATTAATTACGCGGCAAAAACCAGAAGAGCTTATTTGATAAACAATTTCGATAAGATTCTTAACAGTCTTAACACGCTTCATTCGACGGTTGAGACCATGACATTATTTGTAAACGACCAGGCTTATAATTACATTCTTAAGCTAAAGGAGGTAATTAAAACCAGTCCTATGTATAAGCACAATATCAAGCGTCTTTTAAATGAGATGGACAAAGAGATAAAAAGATACAATGCCTCTATATATTACATAAACAAAGAACGTAGTGAGGTTATTGCTGATATAACACAAGCGATGGAAGATTGTCTCATGCCATACATAGACGACCTGGCCGGCGCTATAAGGGCAGCCGTGTGGTCGAAGGGCGTGTCCGAGGAGCGGACGGAAGCGGCGGTACTGTCCCTAATCGTATCCTCCTTGGCCATGACATCAGGCAGACTTATTTCAGGTGGATATCAGATCATGAAAGAAATGGGTGGTGGCTGGGGTGGTAATCCATTTACGTTTATGAGCATTGATAAAATAAGACACTTATCTACATCATTATCTGATGCTATTACCGGTGGAGAAATAGCTCTTGAAGAAAAAGAAGCCAATGACATAACTAAGGCAATGGATGTTTTTATTGAGAAAATGTCAGATTCGTATATTGTTGATAAGGTGATCAGCATACTTGAAGAGGCAGAATCTAAAAACAAGGAGGAAGTATCATGAATTTAAAAATCGTATGTCCTAAGTGTGGTGCCAAGCACAATCCCAACTCTACACATTCAATGAATACCTCGGATTTCATAGAAGGGGACATTAGGACCATTATGGAAGAACGTGGGTGGTGCTTTCAGTGCGCCTGCTGGCAGAATATATACAACGTACACAAAGACAATCCAGGATGGGTTAGAATCGATGGCGTAAGCTGGATTATCAAACCTATGGCAGCGATCGTACCAGGTGGATGGAATGCTCTTGGATGCGGAGGGAGAAAGATGTATATTAACATCGAGGGAAAGGGTATTGTTGTATCTAATAATACCTGGTGTCAGGGCTATGTTCCAAAAGTCTTTAAGGAACTGATGCCTGATAATGCTACTTGGGCTACGAAAGAGGAATTTGACAAAGCTTCTGTAATAGGACATATTATAGAAGGTGTTGGTTTAGTTTTCACAGATAGGGCAGGTCATGAAGTTAATGCTTAGAAACTTATTTCATGTTCTGCTTATACAAGAAAAGATGGTAACTACAACAATCCCCAACCATACAATAGGCGTACGGTTGGGGATTGTTGTCATATCGTAAAATTAAATGTTTTTTCTAATATCAGATATTCAGTATGAACTTTACTTCCGCCATCATCTATCAAGTCCAAATAAATATAAGCTGTATATGATACATGATGATCACCAGGAGCAAGACGCTTTATTTCTGGGAAGAACATAGAATTTAAACCTCGGCCAGACCATGATTCTGGATATGGCAAAGGTGTAAAGTCGGCATCTGTACATTCTATAGCCAAAACAAGATCAGGATCTGCCCTAACTATCCTATCATGAGGTCCATCAATTACAAGATCTGGCATCTTATATTGGTCACTACCATAATTAAGGACAATAGGATCACCAAAGTTTACACCGTATATAGCAGCAGGTGGAGTGAAGCTTGTTATTAAAAAGGTTCTATAAATCCTATTGGTTGTTCTTAGTGTAAACTCATCAGGTGCTATTATACTTACTATAAATCCATCATAAGGAGAGGTTTTTAAAGCAATAGCAAGAACCACAGAATCCTGTTCAAGCAATTCCTCTGTCGTATCAACCTGACTATCGATCTCTTGCCTATCTTCCATTGGAATACCTCCTCGAATATACACAGTATCCAACCGTTTTTTAGAAGATTGGTATATAAGCTCACCACCATCAGGGACGGTTCCGATAAGTTCATTGTTTACATAACACCCCCCCCCTATACAGTTACTAACTATCTTATACTCATATAGTTTAGCATTATTTTGATATCTTCTTCTCATAATTTCATAAAATTAATTCAGTAAAAGGACGGACATAATGTGAACTACCCCTTGAACCTGTATCCAAATGATCTCCTTGGATGTTTATATCATAATACCACGAATAGGTAAATTTTTCATTTCGAGTGGATGTCCACATTCTATTACTCATTATCGTACCTCCTACCATTAAAAGGCATTCGTTTATTTCATTAGCATACAATGATATCAAAAAAAACTCTCCGGCGCCACCTACATATCCATTTTGACCATTTTTAAATAAATAGCTATTAGCTTTATTAAAAGCGTAATCTGTATTACTGGTATCATATTCAAGATACGCATTCTGATTTTCACGCCCCCAATAATCCTTTTTAATAGTTCCCATATGAGAACTATCTTGTGCAAATATATTGTCTATTTCTCCATCCTTACCCCAACGAAATGTGCCAATATATTCGGTGGCTATAACAAAACACACTTTATCTACAAGAGCTATTCCATTGCATAGATCATTGGAATATCCTTTATTAGACCAATTTTCTTTTGTATATAATCCTCCATCTACATGTTGGATGTATATGCCTTTATTGATCATAAGCGAGGGATTTACCCCCATCCCTATTTGAAATCTTCGTCTCATGATTTTTGTTTGCAAGATAGCAATAATTGACAACATAAAAGAAACCGGTTCTCTATCATCTCTGACTGAGAACCGGTAAGAAAACAATTTCAGAAAAAATTAAACCTACATAATCTTTCAAGTAAGAACAAAAAAACGTACAATCTACTCTTTGACGATGCTAATATAACATATTGGAATCATACAAAAACAATGCAAGTCCGATATTCTTCGTCTATTTTTGACATACTCTATCTCCTAAAGTGAGACAGATTCTTGGATACAAACGTATGGAACCTTAGTATTTCTACCATCGGAATTACCCATACTCTCCAATTCGGAAATGCCCTTCCGAAGTATATTACGAGCTGCAAGAACATCACGGTCGTTGACTGCGCCGCACGCCGGGCACACCCACGTGCGGTCGCGTAACGACAGTCCTTTATTAATGCAGCCACA